TTATTGTTTTTGAGAGAAACCATCCCAACCCTATCCCAATTATTTCTCTCAAAATACAAAATATAAAACAATAAAACCATAAATAAAATACCAAATCATAATTTGATTTATTGTTTTTGAGAGAAACTTCCACAATCCCATCCCAATTATTTCTCTCAAAATACAAAATATAAAACAATAAAAACCATAAATAAAATACTAAATCATAATTTAGTTTATTGTTTTTGAGAGAAACTTCCACAACCCTATCCCAATTATTTCTCTCAAAATACAAAATATAAAACAATAAAAACCATAAATAAAATACCAAATCATAATTTGATTTATTGTTTTTGAGAGAAACTTCCACAACCCTATCCCAATTATTTCTCTCAAAATACAAAATATAAAACAATAAAACCATAAATAAAATACCAAATCATAATTTGATTTATTGTTTTTGAGAGAAACCATCCCAATACTATCCCAATTATTTCTCTCAAAATACAAAATATAAATCATTAAACTCATAAATAAAATACCAAATCATAATTTGATTTATTGTTTTTGAGAGAAACCATTCCAACCTCCATGTCCCTTGTTGTTTAATAAAAAAGAATGTATATTAATTTGTGAGAATGTCTTAAAAGGGGCGCCGCCCCTCCCATTGATATGTCGCGAACTGTATGTTAAGTTTTTTATATTATATTTATCATAAAAATGTTAATTATAATATTTATTCATTCATATTTTTTTAGCATTATAAAGAATGTGGTTTTAAATATAAAAAAAAATTATGGAGTTTTATTAATTGAATCTAAAAAATCGCCTAAATAACCTCAAAAAGGTCCAAATTTAACGCACCCTAAAATTCGCCTAAATAACCTCAAAAAGGTCCAATTTTAACGCACCCTAAAAATCGCCTAAATAACCTCAAAAAGGTCCAATTTTAACGCACCCTAAAAATCGCCTAAATAACCTCAAAAAGGTCCAATTTTAACGCACCTCGCGCAGATTTGCATCAAGTAGTGAAACATCTAAATTGGTTAATCTGAATGCATCCTTAATCATACGATTAAATTTTTCATTATGAATTGTTTTATCTTCTTTATACTTTAAATAACATCGCAAACCGATTAATGTGTCAATGACAGCATTGTGCAATGGTTGCGGCGGTTCTTCATTAAATAAAATGACATATAATTCGGATAAACGCGGATACTTAATACCGTATCCATTTTTTTGTTTTATGTCGCAAAATTTCATTGTTGAAAACATTGTGCAATAGACACTTTTGGGCAAATTTTTATATTCACGCATATTCCATTTCTTTGCATATTCAGTGCGATAACGCATAAATAACTGGATTTGCGGGTCTTTTTCCATAAAATAATCTATATTCCTTAAAAACTCATTTGTAATTGTAATAATATCAAATTCAATATTATGTGCAATTAGTTTATCACATTGTTGCCAATCTTTATAGAATTCCCATAATGCGTCTTTAATGTCAGTGCCTTGAGTGGCACAGATTTCATTTGTAATACCTGTAATATTTGTAATAAATGGTGTGATTGTATTAGGATTTGGTTGTTTAATATATGAATTTTTTATCGTCTTCATTTCGTATGTTGTTGGATTAAACAGAATATAACTCAGTTGTGTAATATATGGCTGTTGTTCTAATGGCCGCAATTCCTTTTTGTTTTTTTCATCAAAAATTAACCCTGTTGTCTCTGTATCAAAAAACATAATCAATTTATCCTTCTTCAATTTAAGAGTTGCTGGAGCAATAATCATTTCTTGATATTAAATAACTAACAATTTTATTTTATTATTCGTTTATAATAATAAAATAAAATACTTATTTAAATTCAATTTTTTATTTGCGCAAAGCATTCTTCACGCCCCTTCTCCTCCTCCCACAAAAAATTATCTTTATATTGTTTTGCATATCCCGAAAATTATCTTTATATTGTTTTGCATATAATCCCGAAAATTATCTTTATATTGTTTTGCATATAATCCCGAAAATTATCTTTATATTGTTTTGCATAGGAGGCATATTATTGGATAAATTTTTTCATAATTTCATCTATTACTTTATGGTATTGATTATAATAGTTATTTTTAAAATATAATACAACTTCTTTTTTCTTTCCATTTTCCAATTTATCAACCCACCCATCTTTAATAATATCCAATTGCTTATAAACAGAACCACTAAAATGATAAATACTTATTGGATGATTTTGTTTGTTTTTAATAGACCATTTATTAAAATAATAACAAGGAAAATTGTATTGCATTGGCATATTATATAACACTGGATTTGTATATAATATTAATATCTCATTTGGATATCTACAATTGTGTTCTACTACTAATTTTATATTATTTATATATGTCTTTATTATTGATTTATCTGGCTTAAATAAAAAAAGCCCTCCATTAAGGTCCGATTTTTCCGGACAATTTTGTAATATTTGTTTTTTATTTATAGTGGGAACTAAACTATTTATATACTCATTTCGTGATGGATGATATAACCCCGCAGGACAATTTAAAAGAAAAATGTCATCCACATTTTTTCTTATTACCATATCCGATTCCAATACACACACTTTTTCATATTGGGTTAATTGGTTTGCAAATATAAAATTGCACGTTCGCAGTGTATTGAAGTGCTCATAAAATGATTGAAAATTTTGAATATTATATGTAATATTATTGTCATCATATGAAATCGCTTTTGCTGTTGGACATATTTTTTTAACCGCCTTTATAAATTCTGTTGGAGTATCATTTACCGAATACATATACACTATATCATAACTCGTTTTTCTTCTCAAATTTAATAAAAAATATAACTCTAATTCTAAATACTTTGGATTTGAACCAAAATGTATTAATACAAATGCATACATATAACATATATGCAGATTTTATTATTTTTCTTTTGTTTTTTTGTTTTTTTGTTTTCTTTGTTTTCTTTTATTGCAATACCACCACACATCATACCACACATCTTGCAACGGCAATTAAACGTTTGGACGCATTCGTATGCTTCTCTCTTTATCACAAATAATCAAATAAACTCATCATTTAATTTATTATTTTATTTGATTATTTGTGATAAAGAGAGAAAAACTATAAACTCATATTTATAGTTTTTATTTGATTTGATTTTATTATTTGTGATAAAGAGAGAAAAACTATAAACTCATATTTATAGTTTTTATTTGATTTGATTTTATTATTTGTGATAAAGAGAGAAAAACTATAAACTCATATTTATAGTTTTTATTTGATTTGATTATCTTCCCCCATTTCGGGGGGAGTCGCTTGCTTATTTTACTCAAACATTAAACCTTTATTTTGTTTTTATATTGTTTTAAACTGTTTTAAACTGTTTCAATTTGTCAGCCAAATCCAATCCCAAAATAAAATATTAATAACTACCAACTCCACCAACATTTGCAGGCACAACACCATTTGCACTTCGCAAAAATTTATAATTTACTGGAAATTTTGTCCCACTTGTTGGCATTATATAACGTTGTCTGGGATACCAAGTATTTACACGTCCCGTCCAACAAAGACTAACAGGCACACCCGGAACATCACAATCAGTAGATAAATTACACGATTGAATATATGTCTGTTTTAATAATGAACCTGAACAAGGATTCACCGTTTGTGTTCCAATCAAATTCCCACCATCCAATAAAATATTACTTGAACAATCAAACGGATTTTGATAAGGATGACCCGTCCCATTTTGATTCGTAGGCACAGGCAATGGTATTGCACCCGAACGCGCTAAACTACCCATATTTGGATTTGTATATGTTTGAGACTGGGTTGCCCACGTTTTAGAACGATTTGTCCAATGCCCGCGTCCTTGTGCAATTTTAGAATATAATTGTTTTTGAGATAAATTCGCACTATTCGCCTTATATTGTAAAATATTGCCTTTTATAAACATCGGTCTATAATATGTTTCATATTCTCCCAATTCCATTGTTGTTCCAGCAATTGGAACATACACATTTACATTTGATGTGTCATATCCCGACTGTGTATATACACAAGGCGTTTGAACACGAGACCACACACGAGGCGGGTCTGGTCTATATCGGGGTCCTAAACAACTTCCTGTTATTATAGAAGGAATAATTGTGGTTGTCATTGTTTTTAGTCTATATTATAAATCTATAAATATATTCAATTCATATGTTTATTAACCACGAATAAACCACCGCATTGAGAGATAATCCGCATTTGTGTCATTTAGGGCACTATCACTTCCACTTCCCACCATTTTTGTATTTGGACCAGTTGTTATAATGCTTTGAATTTCACTAATATTAACCGCATGATTATAATACCATAAATTAGATATATATCCGTCAAACCCCCCATTTGTTGCAACATAAATATCTCCATCATTTTGTTTTGGAACACCCTCTAATTGAATACTACGTGTAATTGTGCCATTAATATAAACATCCAATGTTTTATTTTCACAGCGAACAATTATATTCACCCACTTACTTATAGGTATATCTGGAATAACAATTTCTTTATTGATTTCATTATAAGTGCTCATCATTACAACCAGTGTGTTTGTATGTGGCGCAATATAAAGACCTGGAGCATTATTTGGATTATTTAATCCATTTGCATCTAAATTATTATTTCCTTTATAAAAAATATGACGATATTGACCTTCTAAATATTTTAAATCACTTATATAAATCCAACAAGACCACGAAAATTCAATTCCTTGATTTTCATTTACAGAACGAGGAATAGGCGTATAAGAACTTCCACTGGGGTCTTGTGAAAATATCATACTCTCCTTTGCATCTATCATACCATTTATTAAATGTGGCGATGATGACGATGATGAAAAATAATAAGACAATAACGAAGTCCCTAAACGAAGTAAAATAATAAATATAAAAACCGCCAATAAAATAAATGCAATTCTCGCCACAATATTATTTGACTGATAAAAATCATTAAATGTTATTTTTGACGGGGTATTTGATGTTGAAAATGAATTAAATACTGGTTCTTTTTCTGTCATTTAATTAATAACCAAAATAATTTTAATAATTCTAATAACCAAAATAATTTTAATAAATATATGATAAAATATATGATAACCAAACCTAATATAAATTATAAATATATAATTTATACAACAATAATAATGTTATTTTATAGGGATATGTTTAATTGCTAAATGACCTCACGCGCTTACTTACATTAACAAAATATGCAATTTAATTATACTGAAACACTACCTTGTGTTACGCCATTTTCAACAACACTTACTTGGAGTGAATATGTATTAAATAAATTGCTAAATGAACTGTTTTGATATCCTTTTTGATAAATATTCCAAATTTCTTGTGGATTTTTTGGTGATGCCCAATATTGAACATTTGCAGTATAACCTTCAAATCCACCATTGGGTGTAATAAGCAAATTAGATGTGCTATCAATATTGGCAGGTCCCGGTAATAAACAAGTTCGCACAATTTTTCCATTCATATAAAAATCCATTGTTTCATTATTTACTACAATTGCTAATTGAACCCAAGATTGTAATGGAACATTGCCTATCATACAAGTATGAACCGTCGTATTTGTAGAGGAGGATGACCCGGTATCTTGAGGTCCTCCAAAACAAGATAACGCACAAGTAACCGTATTTTCAATTGACCCTAAAGCCAACACAGGACAAGGAGTCGCGCCATAAATGCCTTTAATGCCCGAACTTTCACTGGTTGAACTTTTGCCTCCCATACGACCTAAAATAACTTTGGGTTGCCCATAACGATAATTCCAATTATCAATGTATATCCACACTGAATATGTAAAATTAGTTGGTGTTGCCCCTGTTGAGGTTGTTTCTAATTGTGATGATGCTACAGTAAATGAGGTTTCCGCATTTTGAACACTTGTAAGTGTATTACCACTTGAATAAACGTATCTCAATAAAAGAAATATTAAAACTATGATAAAAATAACTAAAACTATACCTAATGCATTCATAATTATATTTGTAGATGTAGATGTAGATGTAGATGTAGATGTAGATGTAGATGTATTATATTATTACTCAATAATATTTTTGTTTATTCTTTATTAATATATTATTGAGAGAAAAATCGTTTATGTTTATATGTGTGCGTATTATAAGCCAAACAGCCGTATGTGTTTAAAGACATTTTATGTATTCTTAATCTTAACATTTTGTGGTCATGTTATACCAAAAAATACTATTAAGCAAATTATCTTTATATTTTTGTAAGTATTTTTCTTATCTTAAATATATTTGTTTTATATTTTTGTAAATGCCGATTTTTATTACAAAAAATAATAGAAACATAATTTTTCAAGGTTGTAAAATAATTATTATCCAATAATTATCCAATAATTATGCCCTGATAATTCTGTGCATTTCCATCTGTTAATGCTGTATTTGTCCTAAAATTTGAAACCGGAATACTAACTCCTGATTGTGGTTGAGTAATCCATCCTAAAGGATGAGTGGCATCTCCAAAAATCTGTCCGTTATTAAAAACATGCGCATTACCAAACATATTATTCATATCAGATACATTACTTGTAACCCAAGAACTTAAATATTGATTAAATGACACCGCATTATCAAACATATTATCCATATCAGATACATTGCTTACATTCCAATTATTTAAAGGTTGATTAAACGATGTCGCGTTATTAAACATATTATCCATATCAGATACATTGCTTACATTCCAATTATTTAAAGGTTGATTAAACGATGTCGCGTTATTAAACATATGGTTCATATCAGATACATTACTTACATTCCAAGAATTCAAATTTTGATTAAATGAAAACGCATCATAAAACATATATGACATATCTTTAACGTTAGATGTAATCCAAGAACTTATATCTTGATTAAATGCAGCCGCATTATTAAACATATTGTCCATATCAGATACTTTACTTACATTCCAATTATTTAAAGGTTGATTAAATGCAGCCGCATCATTAAACATTGTATCCATACCTGAAACATTAGAAACATTCCAATTATTTAATGGTTGGTTAAATACTACTGCTCCGTTAAATACGGATGACATACTTGAAACATTAATAACATTCCAAGAACTTATATTTCCGTTAAACGCAGTTGCTCCGTTAAATATATTATCTATATGATATACATTACTTGTATTCCAAGAATTTAAATCTTGATTAAATGATACCGCACTGTTAAACATATATGACATACTTGAAACATTACTTACATTCCAATTATTTAATGATTGATTAAATGCATCAGCATATCTAAACATTGCGGTCATATTTGTAACATTACCTACATTCCAACTGTTTAAAGGTTGATTAAATGAAGTTGCAGAAAAAAACATATTACTCATATTTGTAACATTACTTACATTCCAATTATTTAATAGTTGATTAAACACATTTGCAAATCTAAACATTGCGGACATATTTGTAACATTACTTACATTCCAATTATTTATATTTTGATTAAATGAAGTTGCAACGTTAAACATTCCACTCATATTTGTAACATTACTTACGTTCCAATTGTTTAAATGTTGATTAAAAGAAGTTGCATTATTAAATAAACCACTCATATTTGTAACATTACTCACATTCCAATTATTTAAAGGTTGATTAAAAGAAGTTGCATTATCAAACATATTAAACATATTTATAACGTGGCTTACATCCCAATCATTAATATTGGAATTAAATGAAGTATTATTGTAAAATCCTTTTGTAAAATCGGTTTGTGTGAGAATAGTGGGAGCGTCAGTTGCTGTAAATGTAAGACTATTTAAACTCGCAAATTGGGAATTGGCACGTGATAATGGTATCTCCCCAAACGATGTAATTGTTAGATTAGTCGTATATGAATTGAAAAATGATGTTGTTGATGTAAAAGATAGTCCATCATTTGTTCCGCTATCCGTATATGTAAAAATAATTTCTACTTTAACTAAATTGCCGGTTAAATGCGTGATTGTATGTGATGTATATTTCAAACTGTTATTGGTATTAATAATTGGTATGTTTGCGATGATTTGTGTGTCTGTTGCATTTCCTATGTTATTGAATGTATATGTAAATGTTGGTATTGGGGGTGGAGGAGTTGGGACTGGTTCCACATATTCGGGCAAGGTTGGATAAGGAAAATATCCGTTTGGATTGGATGTATAGTTATTGTATCTTCCTAAAAAATTGTAGTAATTCCCACAACTGCGGTCGGGTGTGCCGCAGATTACAGCACGATGATTTTTCGCGCGTCTGGTTGCGATACTTGTTGCACCTATACCGCTTTGCCCTGGACTGTATTTATTATAAAGGTATTGCGGTCCATTACAAGTAGTATTACCTCCTGCACCCATTTTAGTGGATAAACGACCTCCCACCCCCGTATTTTTCTTAAAAAGAAATCCGGGAAATCCTATGCTTTTGCCATACCAAAAATTTCCATTTGACATTCGTATTTTATTTTATCTTTATATTCTTTTTTTTAAAAGAAAACTGTTAAATAATATATCAATGTAAATGAATATATTAATATATTGATATATTAATATAAATTGATATATATATTGATATATATATTGATATATATTATATAGTTTAAGGGTTGTTTTACATATACAATACATATTTCCATACAAATATTTTATCCAATAATGGTGCCTTGATAGTTTAGGGCATTTCCACTTGTTAATGCCGAACCTGCGCGGAAATTTATAACTGGAATTACAACAGTGCCTTCAGGTTGCGTAATCCATCCTAAAGGATGGGTGGTGTTTCCCGAAACTTGTCCATTATTAAAATTTGTTGCCCCATAAAACATAGATAACATATTTGATACATATTTTGTATTCCACGAACTTAAATTTTGATTAAATGTGGATGCATTATAAAACATCGACTCCATATTAACCGCATTTAAATTCCAATTATTTAATGGATTATTAAATGCAGTTGCACCATAAAACATTTGGGTCATATCTGCGACATTATAAATATTCCAATTATTTATTGACTGATTAAATGCAGTTGCATCATAAAACATTTGAGCCATATCAATGACATTGCTGACATTCCATGACTCAATATTATAATTGAATGCATTTGCATTATAAAACATTCCAGACATATTTGTAACATTGCTAACATTCCACGCACTAATGTCTTGATTAAATGACGATGCTTTGCGAAACATATTCGCCATAATTGAACCATTGGATGTATCCCAATTATTTAAAGGCTGATTAAATGAACTTGCATCAAAAAATAAAGAAGAAAAATTGGATACATTGCTTACATTCCAGTTGTTTAGGGGTTGATTAAAACTTGTTGCACTTATAAACATATCATTCATTTGTGATACATTTCTAACATCCCAATTATCTAATGATTGATTGAAATTGGTCGCATTATTAAACATATATGACATATCCAATATATTACTGGTATCCCAGTTATTTAATGGTTGATTAAATGTGGATGCATAATAAAACATATACGACATATCTGTAACATTACCCGTTTTCCAATTGTTTAGCGGCTGATTAAAACTGGTTACACTATTAAACATATTATTCATATTTATAACGTTGGTTGTATCCCATTCATTAATATTAGAATTAAATGTGGATGAATTTGAAAATCCATTTGAAAAATCAGTTTGAGTAAGAATCGTTGGCGTGTCCGTAGCCGCAAATGTTAGGTTATTTAAATTTGAAAATTGTGAATTTCCCCTTGACAATGGAATATTTGAAAATGCTGTTATAATTAGGTTTGTGGTATAAACATTAAAAAATGTGGATGCATTCACAAAAGATAATCCATCATCAGTTGTTTCATTATCGTTGAATGTGCTTTTTAATTCTACTTGAACAATGTTTCCTGTTTGGTGCAGTATTGTTATCTGATATTGAAAACTATTATCCACGTTAATTATTGGAATATTGGCAGCAATTAATGTGTCTGTTGCATTTCCAGTATTATTAAACGTATATATAAAGTTTGATGTAATAATCGGGATGGATACTGGAGGTGTGTATTCAGGCAAGGTTGGATAAGGAAAATATCCATTTGGATTGGATGTATAATTATTGTATCTTCCTAAAAAATTATAATAATTGCCGCAACTGCGGTCGGGTGTGCCGCAAATTACCGCACGATGATTTTTCGCGCGTCTTGTTGCGATACTCGTTGCACCTATACCGCTTTGCCCTGGACTGTATTTATTATAAAGGTATTGCGGTCCATTACAAGTAGTATTACCTCCTGCACCCATTTTAGTGGATAAACGACCTCCCACCCCCGTATTTTTCTTAAAAAGAAATCCCGGAAATCCTATGCTTTTGCCATACCAAAAATTGCCATTTGACATTAATATTTTATTTTATCTTTATATTCTTTTTTTAATGATTTAATGATTTAATGATTTAATGATATATAGTTAGGTTTTGTTTTACATATTATATGCAAAAATAATTACATATAATATGTTTTTTTGCTTATTTGTTGCATTAGTTGCCAATAATAATACCTTGATAGTTTTTCGCATTACCACTTGTTAATGCTGAACTTGTCCTAAAATTAGTAACCGGAATACTTACACCCGATTGTGGCTGTGTAATCCATCCTAAAGGATGTGTCGCATCTCCGGAAACTTGTCCATTATTAAATGCAGTTGCGTCATTAAACATATATGACATATCTGTTACATTAGATGTATCCCACGAACTTAATTCTCCATTAAATATCGTTGCACCATTAAACATATATGACATTGTTGTTACATTGGTTGTCGTCCAATTATTTAATGATTGATTAAATGCAGTTGCGTCATTAAACATATATGACATATCTGTTACATTAGATGTATCCCACGAACTTAATTCTCCATTAAATATCGTTGCACCATTAAACATATATGACATTGTTGTTACATTGGTTGTCGTCCAATTATTTAATGATTGATTAAATGCAGTTGCGTCATTAAACATATATGACATATCTGTCACATTACTTACATTCCATGTATTTAGTGGCTGTGCAAATATTGTTGCACCATTAAACATATTTGTCATATCACCTACGTTAGATGTATTCCACGAACTTATATCTCCATCAAATGCCGCTGCACCATTAAACATATATGACATATCTGTCACATTACTTACATTCCATGTATTTAGTGGCTGTGCAAATATTGTTGCACCATTAAACATATTATTCATATTTGTCACATTACTAGTATTCCACGAACTAATATCTTGATTAAATATAGTAGCACCATAAAACATATATGACATATCTGTGACATTACTTACATCCCACAAAATTAAAGGCTTATTAAATGCAGTTGCAACAATAAACATATTTGACATATCGGTAACCTTACTTGTATTCCAAGAACTAATATCTTGATTAAATATAGTAGCACCATAAAACATATCTGACATATTTGTCACATTACCTGTATCCCAATTATTTAAAGGATAATTAAATAATGATACATAACAAAACATGTATGACATATCCGTTACATTAGTTGTAATCCAATTATTTAATGGTTGATTAAATGCAATAGCACCATTAAACATATTTGACATATTTGTAACATTAGATGTATTCCAAGAACTTAAAGGTTGATTAAATGCAGTAGCACCATAAATACCACTAAAAAACATATATGACATATCCGTTACATTAGATACATCCCAATTATTTAAAGGTTGATTAAATGCCGCAGCACTATTAAACATATTTGACATATCCTCCACATCAGTTGTATCCCAACTATTTAATGGTTGATTAAATGCAATAGCATCATTAAACATGTATGACATATCCGTAACTTTACTAACATCCCATGAACTAATATCTCCATTAAACGCAGTTGCACCATTAAACATATATGACATATCTGTAACTTTATTTGTATTCCAACTATTTAGGGATTGGTTAAATACGGTCGCGGTCGCACCATTAAACATATTTGACATATTTGTGACATTACTAACATCCCACGCACCAATATCTTCATTAAATACGGTTGCACTATTAAACATTGATGACATATTTGTCACATTAGTTGTAATCCAAGAACTTATATCACCATTAAATGTAGTTGCACCATTAAACATATATGACATATCTGTAACTTTATTTGTAATCCAACTATTTAAATCTTGATTAAATGCGGTTGCACCATTAAACATGTATGACATATTTGTTACATTAGATGTATTCCAATTATTTAAAGGCTGATTAAATATGGTTGCATTATTAAACATTGATAACATATTTGTCACATTAGTTGTAATCCAAGAACTTATGTCACCATTAAATGCGATTGCACTATTAAACATTAATGACATATTTGTAACATTTGATACGTCCCAACTATTCAATGATTGATTAAAAAAATAACATTGAAAAAACATTTGTTGCATATTTGTAACTTTACTAACATCCCACGCACTAATATCTCCATTAAATACGGTTGCACCATTAAACATATATGACATATCTGTTACATTACCTGTATTCCAATTATTTAAAGGCTGATTAAATGTGGTTGCATTATTAAACATATTTGACATATCGGACACATTACCTGTATTCCAACTATTTAGGGACTGATTAAATACTGTCGCACTATTAAACATATTTGACATATCTGCCACATTACCTGTATTCCAACTATTTAGGGACTGATTAAATACGGTTGCACCATTAAACATATATGACATATCTGTTACATTACCTGTATTCCAATTATTTAAAGGCTGATTAAATGTGGTTGCATTATTAAACATATATGTCATATCTGTTACATTACTGGTATTCCAACTATTTAGGGACTGACTAAATGCAGCCGCACCATTAAACATATTTGACATATTTGTTACATTACTTGTATTCCACGAACTTATATCTCCGTTAAATGCCGCTGCATTATTAAACATATATGTCATATCTGTAACTTTAATGGTAATCCAACTATTTAGGGACTGACTAAATGCAGCCGCACCATTAAACATATTTGACATATTTGTTACATTACTGGTATTCCACGAACTTATATCTCCGTTAAATGCCGCTGCATTATTAAACATATATGTCATATCTGTAACTTTAATGGTAATCCAACTATTTAGGGACTGATTAAATACGGTTGCACCATTAAACATATATGACATATCTGTTACATTACTTGTATTCCAACTATTTAGGGACTGACTAAATGCAGCCGCACCATTAAACATATATGTCATATCTGTAACTTTAATGGTATTCCAAGAACTTATGTCTCCATCAAATACGGTTGCCCCATTAAACATATATGACATATCTGTTACATTACTGGTATTCCAACTATTTAGGGACTGATTAAATACGGTTGCACCATTAAACATATATGACATATCTGTTACATTACCTGTATTCCAAGAACTTATATCTCCATCAAATGCAGCAGCACCATTAAACATATTGTTCATATCTGTTACATTGCCGGTATTCCAATTGTTTAAAGGTTGGTTAAATGCGACTGCATTATTAAACATATTTGTCATATTTATTACATTACTAACATCCCAATTGTTTAACGGTTGGTTAAATGCGACTGCATTATTAAACATATATGACATATCGGTTACATTGCCTGTATTCCAACTATTTAGGGACTGATTAAATGGACCTGCCCCTTTAAACATATTTGACATATTTATGACATTACTGGTATTCCATGAACTTATATCTCCATTAAATAATGTAGTATTACTAAACATGCCGCTCATATTTGTCACATTACTAACATCCCAATTATTTAGAGATTTATTAAATGATAATGCATAACTAAATAAAGATTCCATATTTATAACATTACTTACATCCCAATTATTAATATTGGAATTAAATGTTTTAGAGTTAAAAAATCCAAATCCAAAATTGGTTTGAGAGAGAAATGTTGGAGTGTCAGTTGCCGTAAATGTAAGACTATTTAAACTCGCAAATTGGGAATTGGCTCGTGATATGGGTATGTTTGCAAAAGATGTAATTGTTAAATTGGATGTGCGTGCATTGAAAAATGACCTTGACAACGTAAATGATAGTCCATCATTAGTTGTTCCATTGTCCGTAAATGTAAATGTAAATTGGATTTCTACTTTAACTAAATTGCCCGTTAAATGTGTGATTGTTTGTGATGTATATTTAAAACTGTTATTGGTATTAATAATTGGTATGTTTGCGATGATTTGTGGGTCTGTTGCATTTCCCGTGTTATTGAATGTATATATAAATGTTGATGTTGGTATTGGGGTTGGAGGAGTTGGTATTGGTTCTACATATTCGGGCAAGGTTGGATAAGGAAAATATCCATTTGGATTGGATGTATAGTTATTGTATCTTCCTAAAAAATTATAATAATTACCACAACTGCGGTCGGGTGTGCCACAGATTACGGCACGATGATTTTTCGCGCGTCTTGTTGCGATACTCGTTGCACCTATACCGCTTTGCCCTGGACTGTATTTATTATAAAGGTATTGCGGTCCATTACAAGTAGTATTACCTCCTGCACCCATTTTAGTGGATAAACGACCTCCCACCCCCGTATTTTTCTTAAAAAGAAATCCGGGAAATCCAATGCTTTTACCATACCAAAAATTGCCATTTGACATTAATATTTTATTTTATCTTTATATTCTTTTTTTATTATGTTTTTTATTTTTTTACAATGAAATGAATAAATACGTTAATGTGAAACTCAAGATTTGTTATATAACAAAGAGATATAATATTTTTTATGGACAAAAACATTTTTACGGATAAAAACAATAAAACTATAAAACAAAAACTATAACCCTAATTGGAATTTTGTTTTATGATAAGAGAGAAAAGAGAAAAGAGAGAAAAAATAGTCATTATTATTAACAATAAAAATTGAATATTATATAAATATTTATTTATATAATAAATAAAACGTAAAAATATGGACATCACGCATTTTGAACATAATGAAACTATAAAATGTAATAATAATATTACAAATATTACATCTAATACAACAAACCATCAAAATACAGCCAACGACACAAAACAAAGTTTGGGGCAATTTTACACAACAAATCACGAATATATATTACAAGGTATGAAAATACCAAATCATATTAAAAATATTATAGAACCATTTACCGGAAATGGGGATTTAATCGCTTTTATTGAAAAAGATAATATACATTATAACGTTGAATATTACGACATAGAACCTAAAAAAGATTATATCATAAAACAAGATACCATACAAAACCCCCCAAATTATAATAATAAATATTTAATAACTAATCCTCCATATTTAGCACGAAATAAAGCGACCAATAAAACACTTTATGATAAATATGGCGTAAATGACTTATATAAATGTTTCATAAAAGAAATTTTAATCAATGTCTGTTTAGGTGGAATATTAATCGTTCCATTAAATTTTTGGTCATCTATACGAAACAGAGACATTGAATTGAGAAAAATGTTTTTAGATAAATATAAAATTATATTATTAAACATATTTGAAGAACAAGTTTTTAATGATACAAGTTATTCTATTTGTTCATTTCAATTTGAACTAAAAAATAATAATAACACCAATAATATCACTAATAATAACACCAATAATATCAATATTATAATATATCCATCTAAAATCACAATAACGCCAAATTTAAATAATAAAAATAATTATATAATAGGAGGAGACATATATAATTTAAAATTAAAACACGAATACAAAATAACGCGATTAACAAGCAAAAATATAAACAAATCAAACACAAATATTCAAGCGAAATGTATAGACGATAATATGAACAATCAAATCGGGTTATCTTTTGTTGATAATAATAACATATATGTTGATAATACACCAAATCAAACCGCTCGAACGTATGCTACTTTAATAATTGAACCGTCAATTGACGAAAACAAACAAAAACAACTTATAATAAAATTTAACACATTTTTAAAAGAACATAGAACCCAATATAACTCATTGTTTTTAACAAATTACAGAGAGAGTAAAGACATTGCACGAAAAAGAATTTCATTTGAACTCGTATATTCTATTACCGAATATATATTGGAAAATTTTAATTCTATTTAACAATATCGCCGCCCCCTCCCCCCCCCCTCTTCCGTCAAATATATTTGATATTTAATAAAAGAATTAAATTTTATAATATCTTAGTATCCATCAATATTATTTTATTTATGCAACAAATAAAATAATAACTAATAACTAATAACTAAATAAAAGGTTAAAAATATGGATATTATTATAACTAACGCATTTTATCTGCGAATAATACCACCTAATCCTATATTCGCGGATTTATTGGCGCGGTCTCTTGCTCCAATTGCCTTTGCATAATATGGCGAATATTTATTTCCAGCCATTTGCGCCGAATGCAGTCGTTTAGACAATATTTGTTGTTGTAATATTTGTTGTTGAAGTGTATGTGAAATATTTTGAGATAAAGGGACTGCCTGCGGTTGTGGTATTGGTTGATAAGAAAATTGTGGATGAGATGAATACGGAGACAATGGTAGTGGTGGTGAATTAGAGGACGCTCCTATTATAGATGAAATTTGTGATGGTCCATTTTTTTGTAGTATTTGATGATATTTTGGATGATTTTGATATTGTGCATGGTGGTGTGTCGTTGCAGTAGATGCACCAGCACCAGATAGTGATGTGGAATTATAAACATCGGTTTCTAATTCTCTATATCGGTCGGTTTCAATTTGTTGAACAAGAGTGTTGGGCAATTTTTTGCCTGATGCAATCAATACTTTCGCAATATTTTCCCGATTTTCTTTTGTAGTAGGATAATACGGAATATTTGACCAGTCATCAGTTGTTATAACTGATGTTTTTGTTTCATTTAATTTTTTGGGATGTATGATTTCGCGCGGAGGTTGTCTCAAATCATATGTATAATATTTATTGTCCTCAAATCGCTCATATGTCAAAAACGTTTTAATATTAATAAAATAAATATTCTCATTTTCTTGAACTGTATATAGGTTATCAACTGGATTCACGGAAACTGTATCTATAGTATATTTCAAATTTTTAATCGTTTTTATTCCATCTATTCCATTGTCATTCTTCATTCTAAATGGGTCCTTTTTACTTATTATTCGCGAAATTCCATCAAATAATTGAAGAATCTCTGGACTACCGATTTTATAAAATTTACTTCGGTCTATTTTCAAACCATAGCGCTCACATCTTTTCTGCAATGTATTGTCTTCCATCCCCCACCCCCAATAACAAGGAAATCCATTAATGCGTTCAAAATCGGCACCTTTCATAACTACAATACCTCCTAAAGCATAATCATATCCATAATAATGTTTTACTATGCCAAATGTCGTATCGTAGTCAAATATTTTGTGGAATGGAATTGTATCAACATCATTAAAAACGAAAGTCATATTTTTGTAATGTTGAGGATATTTGTCTTTCACAGCCATAAAACCTATATTTTTCGTTGCACCACGATTAAATGTTCGTCCATCGCATTGATGAGAAAAAAATATTTCATAATCAGTATCGTCTTCTAAAATAAATGTCATATGTTTTGAAAAAAAGAATTTATGTTGAGGACGATTGCGATATGGAACAATAAAAACCTTTTGAGGAATAAATTGGACCTTTTTTGTGTCTGTATCTTGATATTCTATGTCATCTATTTCACGTTTATATTCAATATCACTATTACTATGATGTGATGAATATGTTTGTGGTGAGTCAATGTCATAAATATCTTCATTTTCTTTGTCATATTCCTCTTCCTCTTCCTCTTCCTCCTCTTCAATTTCTGTAATTATTGTCATATCTGTATCATTTACAGAGATTAATTTTGTAGGGGGAACTGTATATCTTGTTGTTAAAAATGGATTCATATATGAATTAAAGTTTTATATAATTTAGGTTATTTAGGTAATTTAGGTAATTTAGGTTATTTAGGTAATTTAGGTTATTTATGATATATAAAATAAGAATAATTTTCAAAAAAATACGAGTGAATGAGCGAAACGATGATAATAATATTTAAATATTGAACTATCAAAATATTTAAATATTTATTTTATAAGCGCGTGTTAATAAAGAGGGTGGTAAAAATTCCTTTTGATTTAGATTTATTTTTTTAAAACATTTATTTATGGTTACTTCACTTATGTCAATGATTTGTTTAATATCTTTTTTGGTTATTCCTAAATTAAATATGACAGATATAAAATATATTACACCCGATGCAATTGCTTGTGGAGTATTTTCGGACAATATATTAAAATGTTCAACTTTTAAACAAATAAACTCGCAAAGCATTGTTAGGTCTGTTGGAATATTTAGTTTATTACAGAATCGCTCTATAAATAATGACGGTTTGGACATACAATAAAATGTTTTATCTTCATTAGTGCAATTTTGTTCTAATGAATTAATAATGTTTAAAGCCTTTTTGCAGCCTTTTGTTGCAGCACTTACATCTAAAGTGAATATTTGCGCAATTTCTTTGGCGGTTCTGGGGTATTTATTAATGCGACACGAAATATAAATTGATGCAGCAATAATACTGTCACGATTTTCGCCTCTAAAAGAAACATTGCTGTCAAATATTTTTTTATAGTAGATGAATGCGTCATCGGTTATTTTTTTGGATATTCCATTATTTTGAGACATTGATGTGATATATTGAAAATCGTCATATTGTGATTTTTCTTTATAGGGCATTGTTTGCCATTGAATATAACGATATATTTTGCGCATTTCAAAGGACATTTTGGGTGTGCATAATAATTTGCATCCATTAGATGATTCTTCAAACAATGGGTCGGTTGGAATTCCGCATCGATTTGGGTCGGAATGTTGTTGGTCGTCTGTTCCATAGAATCTCCATTCTGGTGAATAATTTAAAACATCATTATATATAATGCCGCATTTTGAATTTGTGCAAGTGTAATAGCCTTCTTCCGATATGGCAACTAAATGACTACAATATTCGCAAATATCTCGTTCTTTTGGAACATTACTGGCATTTAAGTCTTTGCTAACTATTTTGGATTTCATTGTTGTATTGTTGCATTTTCTATTAATACTAGTTAAATCCAATGCACATTTCATCGTATCCATACCACTTATATTTTGTTTAAAAGGTAATTCAATATTTTGCATTTCTTTCTCACTTTCATTAAATGCATTCCATATTTTTTCTTTATCCGATTTAGAATATATTTTCTTGGTATTATTTGACATTTGAGATTGTTTTTGACTCTTCTTATGGATAATATTAGATTTATTCATTTAACTTGTTAATTATCAATTTATCTTTAATATCTTTTTCAATATCATAAATATTTATTTCAATTATTTTTATTGTAAGTTATTGAATTGAATAACATTCCAAAATATAATCTAATAAAATATATAATTAAAAATATTTTATTAGATATTATTTTATTAGATATTATTTTATTATAAAGATAAAGATAAAGATAAAGATAAAGATAAAGATAAAGATAAAGATAAAGATAAAGATAAAGATAAAGATAAAGAGAGAAAATGACTACTACTACAACAACAACAACAACAACAACTGACCAATCTAATCTTTTTGAGGATGTATTAAATGATGCTCAAGGTGTGCAAGACCGTTTATTGGGACCATCTTATCCATACTATAAAAATATTAAAACCCCATCTCAAATTGGAATGTCAGATACTGGGTCGCTTTCTGCTTTAGGCAAAGACATAACAGGACTTGTTGATTATGTAGAACTTCTTGTAAGTGGAAAAAGTAATGCCAGTGCAACAGGAAATCCTTTAGGTAATAAATTTTTTTTGCGCACTGGAGGAAAATGCACAGACATATCTGGTGCCACTCAAGACCGTTATATTTACATTAATAATGTTCCCAGTGGCAACATTCCATTTATTAGTTCAGGAATGGATGTTAATTTTAAAGATTTTAAAGGACTTATTCCGGGCACAATGTCAAATTTAAACGCATTAAATCCATATGCAATTATGGGTGCGTTTTTAAGTGGTGCAGAACCAGATTGTCAGCAAATAACAATGGAAACGATTGATGTAAATAATATTCGTGGTAGTGCAACAAATTATGTTGCCACGGTGGATATTAAAAATACAGACCCTTGCTGGTTTTCGGATGGACGCAATCCTGTTACAGGCTCTCAATGTCAAGAAACATTTATTGGTTCTCGTTTTCATCCACAACCACAAACCAGAAATACAATAAATGCAATAAATAACTATATATTTAATACACCAACGACATACTCCTCTGCATCACCCAAATTATCGGATAGTATGATTACTCAAGCCTATTTTGCTGGATTGGCTGGTGTTGGCATCTATTTTCTTTATTGTTTATCCAAAAAATAAACTTCCCTCTTCCCTCTTCGCTTATTTGTAAAAAAATAAAATAATATAATAAATATAAATATAGTTTAATAATTTATATTTATAGATAACATCATTTTATAATGTATTACAATTTTAATCGCGATATTGCATTCTTATATATAATATCCGCAATTAATTCAATAAATATATTTTGTCTTAAAAAAACTAATTGTGCGAACACTACTGCGAACACTACTGCGAACACTACTGCGAACACTACTGCGAACACTACTGCGAACACTACTGCGAACACTACTGCGAACACTACCTCGCGTCCAATATTGAATTTGATAAATAAAAAATGGGTTATTCCGTCGCAAAAGTTAATTGACATTCATTGTAGAAAATATCCTCCATTGGTTATTTATATTCCCAAACACATTATTTAAATTTGGACAAATAATAAAAACGAAAAACGAAAAACGAAAACGAAAAACGAAAAAAGTGAGATAAATATTTATTTTAGAACAATATAATAAAAAATAACATATTAAATCAATAAACAAATATGAGAATGAATATGTTTTGGATTTGTTGTGCAACGACCTCGTTTGAAACGAGTATTGGTATGAGGTCATTTAGAAATGTATTTAGACGTAATCATCAAACAATGGAATCATGGTATTCGGTTGCTCTTAAAAAGCCGAATCGTTTAGATTATTATTTTTGGGACTCATATAACCCAACATTTAATTTTCAGACAAATTCGGATATTAATGAGTGGATACATAATTGTTTTACAAAAACGAAACAAAAATGGAATGGAGGACAAATATTATATAATGACCAATTGCCCACTGGTTATAAAGAATGCGAATTTCTTAATGGAATTAATAATAGCGGTCATTGTAAAGGCATTGTTGCTTGGAATAATAATAAAATTGGGTGGTTAATTCACTCCATTCCAAAATATCCGTCCCATTCTATGACCGAAGATGGCGTTTTACCTCATATTAGTTTAGATGATGCCAAGTTCGGTCAATCAATGATTTATTGCGAATTTCCTATCTCTTATAAAAATGAAATTTTACAACAAATTTGTATGATGGACGCACAATTATATCATTATACTAATAATATTTTCAATGATGAGATTAAATCCACAACCAATAATGAAGATATAATTTTATTGTATTTTAAAAATTGTTCAAAGGAAAATACATTAAATGTTGTGTCATTACCTAAAACAAAACATTTAATAAAATCTAACATAAATATTAGACACTATGCCAAAAATCGTTTTTATGAAAAAGATATTTATGAACACATTTTTAGTATGCGAAATTATACCGCATTAAAATGCCAACCAAATACAAATTATATGCCAATTTTATGTGAGACATGGATACGTGGTCAAGAATTACATTCAACTCAGTGGGTTAAAAATATTCAAAAACTAAAAGAATGGAATGAACAAAATGACCATTCCAAATGGGCAATTAGTATGCCTTATGAGAAGAAAATATTGGGCTTTACTTATAAAAAAAATTGGTATCGTGTATGTATTAGTGATTTAAATCGTATGAAAAGCCAATTGGGACGTGGAGGTGGAGGCATTGTAATTGATGGCAATAAATCCTTATGGACGTGTTTTAACAATTTAATCGTTTCCTATAAAGATGAACATAATAACATAATTGTGCATTAAAATCACACTCTCTCACTCACTCTCACTCACTCTAAAACATATTAAAAATAAAATCATATATTTTAATGATGTCTCTTACTTCTTCGCCGTTTTGCAGAACATCTGCGTTTTCCACCGACCCATGCATGAGGTTGTGAAGTTGGTCCTCCAGTATATGTTGTAGCATTACTTGCTAATGAACTTTCGGTGTGTCCTTTTACACCTGTATGGCCTCCTCGTCCTCTATAACCTTTGCGACGATGTCTGCGTCCCCCACTTGTTGGTGGATATTGTTGTTGCAGTGGTGGTGGGGGTTGTTGTGGATATTGTTGCTGCGGTGGATATTGTTGTTGTAGGGGTGGAGGTGGGAGTGGGGGTTGTTGTTCTTGTGCAGACACAATCACCGGTGGTTTTACAACAGGCACATTTGAAGTAGAAGCGGTAGTTCCCATTCCAAATAATCCTTTGGTTTTTTGCGTTAAATTATTCCATCCACTTGTTATACCATCAAAAATACTGCCTCCTCTTCTATTTTTATGTTTTCTATGTCGGGTGCATTTGTGTTTTCGCGTCATTTTCATTTCTTAATTTCTTAATATATATATTATTAATATATATCAAGAAAAATAACTTATAAAAACAATAAAACAATAAAACAATAAAACAATAAAACAATATCTTTTATTTATTTACATATTTTTTATATAATATATATCCAACTAATCCTCCAATCATTTCAACCAATATATAACCAAACAATTCTTGCTGATTTATTTTTCCTGAATGATAATAAGCAAATGCAATTGCTGGATTAACTGCGGCACCCGTAATTTTTCCAAGCAATAATACAATTAATGCCAATGCTGCACCAATCATAAGATAATTACCCGATGAAGCAAATACCGTGAAAACCAAAAAAATAGTTCCTAAAAATTCCGCAAATAATTTATGAAACATTCTATTCTCTTATTATTACAATTAAAATAATATAAGTTTATAAGTATATATTTATAATATATAATATATTTGCATGTAAAAAATTAAAAATCTATTCATTTTTGAAGATTAAGATATTGAAGTTTGTAAGGCATATTTTAGAATGAGTACGCAATTAACTAATGCAAAATATTTGACATCCCTCAAAATATTACACCTTACACCTTTTTAAATTCGGTTAAATGGTAATGTGGTAATGTGGTAATGACACATAAATAATAAATAAAATTGATTCTTTATATTTATTATTCAGTAAAATAATCCAACATATTCCAACATATTCCAATACGAATTCATATCCAACTATACAGTTCGGTGCAATGCAAAAATCATTTAATGAATGTAAAATGGAATTAAAGCCGCTTTTTGCGTCAATGTATTTAAAAAATGTATATATGTGTGAAAATTTTAATGCAGTAGGTGTTATAACGGAAACAATAGAATCCTATATGACTACAATTACAAATCAAAATAAAATAAATTCTAACCTAAAAATTAGTATCCCTGACATAGATTTTAGTTTGTTATGCAAAAATACACATCCCAAGGTAATTCATATTTTAGACAAATATTGGAATATATTTACAAACAATAACAATAATCTTATTTATATAAGCATTTTATGTAATAATCCAAATGGAATCTCACTTATAGAAAAACATTGGGATGAAATAATGCATTATAATAATAATGACCAAGATATTATATCTCATTTTTCGGCGAAAGAAATCAAGAAAAAAAAGAGATTTGCAATTGATTGGAGATGTTTATGTGGCAATCCAAATGCAATTCCAATTTTAGAACAAAATTGGAATCTATTAATGCAAAGTCAAAATCTGACATATAACTTGACTTCATTATATTCTAACCCGAATGCAATGAAACTAATTGAAAAATTTAATGATGTTCTTTTTGACCTACCTAAATCCCCATATAGGCTCCCATATAGATTATTTTATTTATATTCAAATCCAAATGCAATCGATTTTATCACACGAAATGATAAATTAATAGTTAATTTAACTGATTATTCAGTAGAAAATAGTATATATTGGAACTTTTTATGTTCCAATCCAAACGCAATTCATTTAATCGAACCTTATCTAAAAACCCTTGATGAACACAAATTAATGAACGCATATAAATTATGCAGCAATCCAAATGCACTTCATTTAATTGACAAATATTGGGATATTATTTTTACGAATAATGATACTATCAATAAAAATGAAAATTGGACTGGATTATGTAAAAATACAAACCCACACGTTATTTATTTGATTGAAAAACATTGGGAAGAATTTAAACATATTACTGACTTATATGTGTGGCATTGTTTTTGCGAAAATCCAAACGCAATATACTTAATCGAAAAATATTTTGAAGAAATAAAATACGATATTAACCACGACAATATTGCCGCAAATCCAAGCATTTTTCAAGACGAATATACCAACATTTGTAAATCGTATTTACGAGAAAAAATTACAGAAGAACTTATGCAAGTCGTTTGGCACCCTAAACACATTCATCGTTTTGAATATCTATTGGGAACAAATGAGGATATAAATATAGACACTGAACATTTTTGATTTGATTTGCATTTTTTTATTCAATTATAAAACAAAACCACTCTAAAATAATATGTGTTTGAAATTTGTAATTGAATGTAGTGTTTGAATTTGTAATTGAATGTAGTGTTTGAATTTGTAATTAAATGTAGTGTTTGAATTTGTAATTGAATTTATAATTGATTTTGTAATTGAATTTGTAATTGAATGTAGTGTTTGAATTTGTAATTGAATGTAGTGTTTGAATTTGTAATTGAATGTAGTGTTTGAATTTGTAATTGAATTTGTGTTTGAATGTAGTGTTTGAATTTGTAATTGATTTTGTGTTTGAATTTGTAATTGAATGTAGTGTTTGAATGTAGTGTTTGAATGTAGTGTTTGAATGTAGTGTTTAAGATGTAATAAATCCTAAATTGCACAGTGCTTCTTTGCATGCTTGTTGTTCGGCTTTTTTCTTCAATTTATTTTGACCAATTCCAAAACAGATAAATACAGTTGTGTTTGTTTCGGTATAATGCACTAAATCCATTATATCTTTACCGACAATGGAAATATGCATGGATTCTTCGACTTTTTTATTATATATGGATTGTCCTAAACATAAAAACACGCCCATTGTGTATTTCGTTGCATCGGTCAAATCAATATTTGTTTTTTGAATGAGATGTCCAATTTTAACGAGTGACGACAGTGGAATTTCCAGATAATGTGGTGTTAATTTGAATTCCTTTTGCAATTTTTCTTGGAATATATTTTTGTAATTATCGTCGCGCATAATTAATTCCGTCCAATCAATATGACGTTCAAATATTGATTCAATAAAACATTGGGCCATTTGAAACCCGGGACCAGTAATGAAATGTGTTTGCGTGTGTGAGTGATTCGTTTTTGTTTCAATATGGGGTTGCCAAGTTTCTCCATCGGGCAAAAGTCGTATTTTATTCATATCCAAAAATAATGCGCCTAAAAATGCTTCAAAAAGACATCCCAAACGTTTAAAATCGTTGCGCACCATTTTTTCTTCAGCATTTTTAGACAATATGAGCCACTTATGCAGTCCCATTTCCTGACAAATACGTCCAATGGCTTCATTTTTAACGATTGCTATTTTTTTGTCTGTCATAAATCCTTCGCGTGCTTTAGGAAAACGACGATATAAATAATATTTTGTAATTAATTCCAAAACACCGTCCCCCACAAATTCAAGACGCTCATTGGATTTGGTTTTTAGGGGAATACAATTGGATGGACATTCCGTAATAGTAATGCGCAATTCTTCGTTTTTCATAGAAGGATACTTGAGATAAGAACGATGAATAAAAGCCCTTTTATAAAGTTCCATATTTGTAATAATAGGAGGCAATCCATACCTTTTAAGAATTTCTTTGATGTCAAACTCTTTAATCTCTATATTAATCGGATTATAGGGATTAAAAATATAACCTTGACCATCATCTGTCTTAATTAAGTCCGACAATGGAATTTTGTCAAACCGATTCAATTCTTGCTCTTCCATATCTATACCCAATTCTGGTGTCAAATATTCTAAAGCCATTGATAAATTAATTGTTGGATATATTTGGATATATATTTATATAATAAATTGTTTTTATATTCATTTTTATTTTAGATTTGTGGGGAGGGATGTGATAAATAATAACAATTAAGGAAAAAGGTTTAAAATAATAAATTGAAATGATATTATTTGTTTATTGTATAAATAAAATCTCATATAATATTATATTTGTTTAGTTTCAATAAAATATACAATTAATACAAAATGGTTTTAATGAATGCGGCAAAAGCGGCAAGACACGAAGCGTCAATTATTACTCGCACAAATACATGCGGTGGTCCTAAAAAGGCAGGTATTGCGCCTTCTTCTGGATTTTTCTATATGAGCAATTTGAGAGGACAACTGCCACGTGCTCCTCAAAGTCTTCCTACTGTGTGTGTTCCCAATTTCACAATTCAAACACAGAAATATGGATATAGAGCCACTATTGGAGGTAATTTAGGTTAATTTTTATACGATTGCTTATTTGCGCGATTATTTCAGCAACACATAATAATATAAATATGTATTTATATTATTTTTCATTTTAGGACAAAAATAAAATCAAATTATCACACTCATTGTTTATTATTTGAGAGAAATAAGTTAATGGTTTATAGATTGAATATTTCTCTCGTAATTCAAAAAATAAAATTAAAATATCAACCTTATTGTTTATTGTTTGAGAGAAATAAAATATTAGGTTATTGGTTGAATATTTATAGATTGGATATTTCTCTCGTAATTCATAAAATAAAATCAAATTATCAACCTTATTGTTTATTGTTTGAGAGAAATAAAATATTATTTGAGAGAAATAAGTTAATGGTTTATGGATTGAATATTTCTCTCGTAATTCAAAAAATAAAATCAAATTATCAACCTTATTGTTTATTGTTTGAGAGAAATAAAATATTATTTGAGAGAAATAAGTTATTGGTTTATGGATTGGATATTTCTCTCGTAATCCAAAAAATAAAATCAAATTATCAACCTTATTGTTTATTGTTTGAGAGAAATAAAATATTAGGTTATTGGTTGAATATTTATTGTTTATATTGTATGGGGCGTGTCCCTGCGGGACTACGCCCATCGCTCGTCCCTCCGGTCCTCGCGGCAGCCGATTAACCAATTAACCAAAATTTTAAGGCGGGCAAATAATTTTGAATTTAGCGCGTTCCTATATTAAGACTTGTTCCTAATTAGGGGTCGCCGCGAGGACCGGAGGGACGAGCGATGGGCGTAGTCCCGTAGGGACACGCCCCATACAATATAAACAATAAATATCCAATCCATAAACCAATAACTTATTTCTCTCAAATAATAACTTATTTCTCTCAAATAATAAAATATTAATTGATAATTTGATTTTATTTTTGGATTACGAGAGAAATATTCAACCTATAAACCAATAACTTTATAACATAATTACTTATTTCTCTCAAATAATAACTTATTTCTCTCAAATAATAAAATATTAATTGATAATTTGATTTTATTTTTGGATTACGAGAGAAATATTCAACCTATAAACAATTAACGATTTATAAACAATTAACGATTTATAACATAATAATAAATCGTTAAATCAATAAAAATGATTCATATTTCATTCATTATATTAAATGCACTACAAGTCTAACTTAACAGAGTTAGACTTTTGATTTGAATATACATTCAATATTCAGCATTTCGCACATTAGCGTTGCTTTATTGTTCTTTATTCATTTGTTAAGAGAAGTTATTATGGAATTCAAAGGAATTTCAGGCTTTGAACGTTTAAGCTTTCGCGAAATGAGAGCACTCGCATTGGGGTTTTCAGTTGTTATGAAAAACGATGCACCAAATGTCCCAATAGTTGAGGCATTTGCATATACGGATATTTTATCAGTAGAGTCAGAGTTAATTGACTGTGCCGATGTTCAATTACAGGAAACTGATTTGAAATCAAATACCATAGAATTTGAAGGAAATGAGTCCTTCAAAGATACCGGCTTTTTAGTAATAAGAGTCTTGACAGGAATCGCATATGAAGCCTTACACAAAGAAATAATAGCAATTGTTAATCTTTTTGTTGTATATATGGGACTTAATATTGCTGCCTTTATAGTGACAACCATCACTAATGAATCGTGCGACCCTATAACGGTCGCCAACGACAATAACTATGTTGAATATTGTGATACCCTTTGGTATCAATAAATTCAGCAACAGTTTGAACCCTTAAGAAGAAGGAAGGTAAAATAATGGATTCGTCCATTTTTTTACCTTTTTTAGATTTTCATAAACAAATAATAATATTTAATTAAATAAAATTGATTACAATTTGAGTGAATTTATATTATAATTAATAATGATTGATTCATCACCATTTGAAATCCCTTATCATCGCTCAATAGATTGTCCTTTTACGACAACTAGACGAAGACAACGCCGATATTCAAAATGAACAGTCATAATGCAGTTTCCGATCCAAACGAATATCGTGAATTAGAGAGACACGATGCGCAAGCCCTCCTTGGAGTAGTGCGCCAGAACAGCGTCCCAAACGAATATCGTGAATTAGAGAGACACGATGCGCAAGCCCTCCTTGGGGTAGTGCGCCAGCACAGCCGCTATAATTGGGAACGCACGCGAAATTCCATATTAAGATGGATCGAAATTCATCCAGAATTAATTGACCGTGAAGGAGATGGACTAACTTATTTAAGAAGTTTCAATCCACCATTTTCGGAAAATTCATCACCGCGTATTATCAATTCCTATTGGGTTTGTTACGATTGTTTGGTTAATGCGTATTTTACGTTTCAATTAGAAAAAAACGATAACAATCTTCACGACCTCATCAATAGAATTGATATATTAGAGAAAGTTGTTTTGGCATGTGTGCCAAATAACATTGAAGAATTCGCATAGTAAGGCGTTCTTCATATACAGATTGGTTCTTCCTACCATTAGAAGGAAGGTGAAAGAATGGAGTCATCCATTTTTTTACCGCATTTTTCCTAATATATGTGGGCTGGGATGATGATGATGATGATGATGATGATGATGATGATGATGATGATGATGATGTAATTTTTATCAATACATAATAACATAAATATGTGTTTAATATGTTTAAAGGCAACAACAATGCAATAAATAAATAAATAATAATAAAAACATATTTATATTATTATTTATTTATTTATTATTTATAACATACTGTTTTTAGATGGATACAGAAATCCAAAATAAGAGAGAAATCAAACGCAGATATTATGATTATTATAAAATTTTTTATCGTGGTCCCTGTTCAGAATCATATTTACGCGAACTATCTTCATCCGCAATTTTAGACCCTTTCACAAAAAAAGAGGATGCCAAAAAAATAACAAATCATATTAAACAAATTTGTAATGTCGACCATTAAATAAAAATAATAAAAATAATATAAACAATAATTGAATAATATACTATATTAATAATGGTCCCCAAAATTATCCTTAAAATTGATGTGCGAGAACGCGAATTAATTGCTGCAATTGAAGAAACATTAAAAACAAATCCAGTATTTAAAGATATTTCATATAATGTATTACAACTCCCTTTAGGAGATATTATTATTACAAATACTGATAATGATTATGAATACCTTATCATTGAACGCAAAAAAATAGCCGATTTATTTTCGAGCATTAAAGATGGACGATATGAAGAACAGTCATATCGTTTAAGTGGAATTAAAGAATGGCATAATCACAATATAATTTATTTAATAGAGGGAATGCTAACCCACACCAATGATAAAAACACATTTTTTTCCAGCATTTTCTCACTAAATTATTATAAAGGGTTTTCAACAATAAGAACAAATAATATAACCGAAACTGCTTTTTTTTTATTGAATACCGTTCGTCGTATTGAACGAAATAATAAAGATTGTAAATATCCTTTATACGGCTATTTTAATACCGAAATTGTTTCTAAAGTTTCTAAAATACCTATATCCAATCCCTCTCATAATAACACAAATAACACAAATAACACAAATAACACAAATAACACAAATAACACAAATGACACAAATGATGTGAATAACACAAATAACACAAATAACACAAATAACACAAATGACACAAATGATGTGAATAACACAAATGATGTGAATGACACAAATGATGTGAATGATAATTTAATATCCAATTTTTATTTAAAAAATAATTATGTGTCTGCAGTTAAAAAAAATAAAAAGGACAATATAACACCAGACAATATCGGTGCAATTATGTTATGCACTATTCCAAATATAAGCGCAACCACAGCCAATGTAATAATGAAAAAATATGGAACAATTGAGGAAATGCTTAAAACATTGAGGGAAAAAGGCATAAATGATTTGCGAACAATAGCAGAACCAACAGGGAAAGATGGAAAAACGCGCAAAATAAATAAAACAGTTATAAATAATATTTCTTATTTTTTATTATCTACCAATAATATAACGAATTTATAACAATTCTTATACTTATCATTATCATTATCATTATCATATATTTTTATGGAATTTTCCCAAACATTTATTAATTTAATTATCCTTTTTTTTCTGGGGACTATCATATATACAGTATTTCAAAAAACAAATGATGGACCAATAATGGGAATACAGTCATCTTTATTTTTATCAAATATAGAGGGAATGACTGATGCATCAGGAAATAGTGGAACAGCCACTATCACAAGCACACAACCATCTAAAAATGGAATAGCAGGTAATGTTACAAACTATTTAGCGACTATACAATCTAAAGTTATTCAATATCAAGACCAATTTTTAATTAACAAATATCGCACCGATTATGAAAATACAATATTAAAATTGGACGATTTAGTGAATTCTCTTATGTTGGAAACTGCTTTAAGCATTGATAATACGAATCCAATTCCGTCATTTGTTAAATTAAAAACATTGAATGAAACAAAAAGTGCATTGAATAATATAATGAAATATGTTGATGCATCGCATTAATATTTTAGGAGAGAGGTTAAAATATTAAAGGAAATGAAGAAAGAAAAGGAGGGAGTTAGAGGAGTTAAATGAGTTAGAGAGTTTAGCTTATTGGAAGATGATAATGATAAATATTTGAGATTTAGAATATAAACATTAAAAATAATATATCACATAAAATAAAAATCTATGTGATATGTATAAATAATTATTATTTTTGTAATATATTAAAATATGCCAAGTTATAACGCTCCGATGCGTATTAATTCAAGCAATGGAACTTTAACCGCATTAAGTTTATTGATGGGAAATGGAAGTCGTATTGGGAGATTTGGACGCATTTATAATTTTTGCAAGGCACAAGGTTCTCCCAATCCCCTATTTTGTGCGTTAGGTGGTCCTCCAAAATCATTTGGAATGGGAATTAGTTATACCTATGGTGGCTATTAATATACATAATCACGAATAATATGACAAAACAAAACAAAACAAAACAAACTTAAAATATAAATGAAATCTTTGTTTTTCTCTCTTTTATAATCAAAAAAAGAGAGAAATATGGCGCTAATAATGAAAATATATATTATAATATCATATTATATAACAATATAATATATGTTTAATGTTAATGACTGATACAACCATAAATTCACCCGATTCTTTACATAATAAATTAAAACATAAACCATCCGTAGTTGATGAATTTCAACCAGTTAAAATAAGCATTAATAATTCTGTTCAACCCGATACACCCAATTCAACAAATAAAGTGTCCTCCATCCGCATTTTAGACCGACGACACGACCATAGCAATAATGAAAAATTCAACCGAGCAAAAATACTCGCAAATTTACACCGCAATATGCATATCAAACATATACCCGTCGTTTATAATAAACCCGTATTAGATAATCCTATATTAAAATCGGAAAAAGAATATAAAGCCAATATTATTGATAAACGGGAGCCACAACAATCCATTTTGGGTAAATTAAAACGGGTGCCGGTGCCGGCACCGGTGCAACAACGTATAACTCCATCTGTTCAAAGGGGGTCCGTTGAATTGGGTCCAGAGGTATTCTTTAAAATCGGCGATACACAATTACAAGAACGAATGCCTCGCAAAGCACCTCCAATTAATATTAAGGTTGATAGTTATTATATGAATAATCGCGAAAAATTCATTCAATTCATAAATTCCATATTTGAACCATATCGCAAAGAATTAGAGGAAAATCAGGATAATATTACGTGTGATACCATTGGAAAAAGTGGAAATGCTAAACTTTTAATGCATCAACAAATTGTTCGCGATTATATGAATTTATATACTCCTTATCGCGGATTATTAGTTTATCATGGGTTAGGGTCCGGTAAAACCGCCACCAGTATCGCAATCGCCGAAGGAATGAAATCCACTAAAAAAATAATCATATTAACACCCGCCTCATTACGAACAAATTATATTGAAGAACTTAAAAAATATGGCGACGAATTATATCGCAAAAATCAATTTTGGGAATGGATTTCAATTGATACCCTAAATAAACACATTAATACAAATATGTCCTCATCCCCCTCATCCCATAATAATGAAGACGAATATGATATTTTGGATGAAGATAATGAAGATGTTTTGGAGAATGAAAGCAATGATAGGACAAAACACCATAATAAAAAAAATATTATATCTGTTCTCTCAAATGTATTAAATTTGCCTGTAGAATATATTGTTCGCAAAAAAGGCGCTTGGCTTATTAATGTTAAGAAACCCTCCAATTTTACAGAACTCAATGCGGAAGACAAAAAATCAATCGACGAACAATTAAATGAAATGATAAAAACAAAATATACATTTATTAATTATAATGGATTACGTTTCACTAAATTACGCGAATTAACCGCCGAATTTACTAAAAATATATTCGATGATGCCGTTGTTATTATTGATGAAGCACACAATTTAATCAGTCGCATCGTAAATAAAATTAAAATGGACCCCGCATTTATCATATCAAAAGATGGTAGAAAAAAAACACATACTACCTCACCTAAATTTATTGCTACACGACTTTATGAAGACTTAATGCGAGCCAAAAATGCGCGCATAATTTTGCTTTCAGGAACCCCCGTCATTAATTATCCCAATGAATTCGCCATACTTTTTAATATTTTACGTGGCTACATTAAAACGTGGTCAATGCAAATTTCCGTAAAAACAAATGACAAAATTAATACCGACAGCATTAGAAAAATATTACAAAGTGAAAAAACGCTGGACTATGTGGATTATTCGCCAAGTAGCAAAATATTAACCATTACCCGAAACCCTTTTGGATTTCGTAATGTTTATAGTAATGAAAATGACACCAAAAAACCCCACAATAGTGCTTATATCGGCATCACAAATGAACCAGACATTACCAACAAAACGATTACCGATTCATTTGGTGATATAGAAAATAATATGGAATCAAGTGATGACATACATTTTGAGAGAAATATAATGCGTTTATTAGAAAATAAAAACATAGAGGTTTTAAGACGAAGCATACATATTACCAATTATAAAGCATTGCCTGATGATTTTGAATTATTTACCGAAAAATATATTAATCCAAATACAAAAGAACTAATTAATACAAATGCAATGAAACGACGTATATTGGGATTGTCATCTTATTTTCGCAGTGCCCAAGAAAAATTATTGCCTCGTTTCACTAAAACAATGGGATTAGACTATCATTTAGTAAAAATACCTATGAGCGATTTTCAGTTTGGTGTTTATGAAAAAGCGCGCGCGGGAGAACGTGAAATCGAAAAACAAGGACGCAAAAAACAAAACAATGATAATGCAAATGCACAAAAAATGAATGAACTTTATGAAAAAAATACTTCCACTTATCGCATTTTCTCTCGTTTATATTGCAATTATGTTATGCCAAACCGACCAATGCCCACCGAAGAAGAACGCAATGAACGAGCCAAAAAGAAACGCGATAAAATTGAACTTGCTTTATTGGAAAAGGAACGAGAAAAAAATAAAATAAATACCGTTGGAGGGGCTGACAACATTTCCACCTCTCATAAATTATTTGACAATATTGATAGTGATGAACAATCTTATGACAATATTGATAGTGATGAACAATCTTATGACAATATTGATAGCGACAAACAATCTTATGACAATATTGATAGTGACAATGATGTGGATAGTGGTGTGGATAATGATGTGGATAGTGGTGTGGATAGTGGTGTGGATAATGATGTGGATAGTGGTGTGGATAATGATGTTTTAGCAAATAGTAGGAAGACATCAATAGATTATTTTTTAAAACAAAAACAAAATCAAAAAACAATATCGTCATCGTCATCTCCATTGCGTATTATTCCAAAAAAAATAACAATAAAAGAAACAAATGCAACTACATCTAAAAAATATACGAATACGGACATTGAACCTAATCATGAAGTTGTGAAGGAAGAAGAGGAAATGAAGGAAGAGGAAGAGAAAGATAAAACAGAAGAAAAACAGATATTGGAACAGGCAAAAGATACTGAAAATGATGAAGAATTGGAAGCGGAAAAAGAAAACGAAGTTGAAGGTGACGAAATTTTGGAGAAAATGGGCGGGCAATTATACAAAGAACAAATTGAAAATGCATTAAAATATATGGAGCAAAATGCAAACGAATTTTTAAGTAAAGAAGCATTAATCACATATAGTCCTAAATTTTTGAATATATTGGAAAACATACAAGACCCAGAACATACTGGTCTTCATTTAGTATATAGTCAATTTAGAACATTAGAAGGATTAGGAATTTTCAGTCTTGTTTTAGATGCGAATGGATTTACACGTTTTAAGTTGTCTAAAAATGAGCGCACAGGTCAATGGAAAATAAATGGCGATGAAATACGTGAAAATGCGAATGCACTATATGCACTTTATACTGGAACAGAGACGACAGAAGAGAAGGAAATTATACGTAATATTTATAATGGTGATTGGGAATACATACCAACAAATTTGGCGGAGGAATTAAGGTCTATTGCCGAGAATAATAATTTGGGGAAAATCATAAAAGTGTTAATGATTACGTCATCTGGTTCAGAGGGTATTAATTTGCGTAATACACGTTATGTTCATATAATGGAGCCTTATTGGCATCCAGTTCGCGTGGAACAGGTAATTGGTCGTGCGCGTCGTATATGTAGTCATAAGAGTCTTCCCGAAAATTTGCAAACAGTGGAGGTTTTTATATATATTATGAAATTTTCGGATGAACAACTGAAGTCGGACAAATCAATTGAACTGAGATTGAATGATAAAGGACCGATAAATCCAGCGGGTGCGCCAGTTACGAGCGACCAATATTTATATGAGGTGTCCGAATTAAAATCTATTGTAACGGGTCAATTAACTGATATGATTAAAGAATCCGCATTTGACTGTTATATTTATGGACAATCGAATTGTATGAATTTTACAAACCCGGGACCAGATGATTTTGCATATGTTCCAGATTATACCAAACAAGAAAACGATACAATTGCAAAAATAAATCTCAAACGCATTGAATGGAAAGCGGTTAAAATCAATATTGGTTCAAAGGAATATGCGGGGCGCAAAATAGGGGATGATACAATTGAACTTTATGACCTAAAAAGTTATCAAATGGGAAATGTTGTTCAAGTTGGAACAGTTAAAATCGAAAATGGAAAAATGATTTTACATAATATTGTGCGATAATACAACAAAAATAACAAAAACAACAAAAACAACAAAAACAACAAAAACAACAAAAACAACAAAAACAACAATACAAAAAAAAATGATTAATTTTTTACTATTTTATATGATAAAATATGTACCAGATAACCCTCTCCCCTCCCCCTTCACCTCCAGTGCCAAATTCAATAATATAATGAGTCTTAATACCCCCGCCCGTCGCAATGCCAGTAGTAATAGTAATAGTAATAGTAATAGTAATAGTAATCGTCGTCGTAATAATTATGTAAAAAAAGAAAAACATGTAATTAATAGTGATACGCCTTATCCAGATTCTTCTATTTCAATATTACAAACAGAATATACACATACACACCCAATAATTGCAGAAAATAACTCAACTTTAAAAAGTTTTATTGATGTTTGTAGATTAGACTGGGCTGTTTTGTGTTCTAATAAAACACGAAATGCAATGATTCTTTTGGATACATATTGGAATGAAATACAGTATGCAATAGATTGGACCGCTTTATGCGGCAATCCACATGCAATTTTCCTTATAGAAAAACATTTGGACCACATACAAGATAGAATTGATTGGTCTGAATTATGTAGTAATGAGAACATAGGATTAATGTTAGAGAAACATTGGGATAAAATACAGTATAACATAAATTGGTATAATTTATGTTATAATAAAGATGCCATTTCATTTATAAATAAATATTGGAATTGTATTCAAGATAAAATCAAATGGAAATATTTATGTCAAAATGAAAACATAATTATTTTATTTGATAAATATTGGTTATCTATTCAGAATAAAATTATATGGGAATATTTCTGTAAAAATAAATTCGCCTGTCCTTTAATTGAAAAATATTGGGACCAAGTTAAAAACAGTGTAGTATGGACGTCATTATGTGAAAACAGATATGCAATGTCTTTATTTGAAAAACATTGGGACTATATTCAAACCAAAATTAATTTACGCAATTTGTGTTCAAATCCAAATGCGATACAATTAATTACCCAAAATTGGTCCAAATTTAAACCAATCATTGAAGATAGTTCTTTTTGGTCTAATCCAGAAGCAATAAAATTAATTGAACTAAATTGGTCTAATATTAAACATTTAATAAATTGGAATTATTTTTGTTATAATCCCAATGCAATTATGTTAATTGACAAATATTGGAATGAGGTTAAAAGCAAAATAAATTGGAAGTCACTATGTGCAAATTCCAATTGTATTTATATTTTAGATAAATATTGGTCCCAAATACGTCACAATATTGATTGGGAAATTTTATGTTCAAATTTGAATGTATGTATTCTTTTAGAGAAATATTGGAATGATAGTATTCAAAGTAGAATTTTTTGGCATGATTTATGTTTAAATCCAAATGCGATTGAATTCGTAGATAAATATTGGGATAAATTGTTTAATAACATTATTTGGGAATCAATATCTCAAAATCCTAATATCCTTATTTTATTAGAAAGACGGACACCCCAAGTGGAACACCGCCTACATTGGACATATATTTCTTCAAATAAAAACATATTTGAATAAATTAGATATTTTTTTTGTGTGTTCCACGCCAGTAATTTATAATAAGTATTCAAATTTGTGAATATTTCGTGGATGCCAAACGACTTGCATTATTTCTTCTGTAATTTTCTCTCTAAAATAGGACTTACAAACTGAAATATATTCATCTTCAAATATATTTGGATTGATACTTAAATTATTCCAACAATGTTTGTCCAATAAAGGATTTATTTGTGTCCAATGTTTTTTTAAAAAGGGAATTGTATTTGACACATACACATAACATAAAGATGAAATCACATCAGTCTTTAGTATATTAGAATGTATTTCGTCCCAATGTTTTTCTACAAACGAAATAGCATTTGGATTTTGACATAGTTTAACAAAACAATCATTGTCAATATATTGGCTTATTTTTGTCCAATGAGTTTCTATAAATCCAATATTATTTATGTTAGAACACAAACAATACCATCTTTTTTTATGGACAAATAATAAATTATTAATATTTGCATTAGGATATGTAGCATGTAATAGTGTAGTTGCACGAATGTTTAAATTTATAATATATTCCCAATGTGATTCAAATAGAATATGTGCGTTTGTATTTGAACATAATTTCTTCCAAAATATGCATTCGCAAATGTCATCTTCTAAAAAACGCCATAATATGTCCCAATGTTTTTCCAATAATTCGATTGCATTTGGATTACCACACAACTTTAACCAAGATTCATCATCCCACCCAAATGTATTCGTTAATTGAACCCAATGTTTTTCCAATAACCCGACTGCTTTTGGATTTGAACACAAATATTCGAAACAATCAATGTCCAGCATTTGATATAATTCATCCCAGTGTGTTTCCAATACTTCAAAAATGTTTGAATTATAACACAGAATTTTCAAACAGTCATTATCCATTTGACGTGTTAATTGTGTCCAATGTTTGTTTATTATCCAAGTTGCATTAACATTACGAAATAGTGATTTTAAACATTCATTGTCCATTTTAATATCACAATTAGATGACCATTTGTCGTCTAATATCGCTAACATATCTGGATTTTTATATAATTGTTTCCAATGATGTAATTGTTGAGATAAACATTTTTGTTCGTTGTAATTTATAAAGTCTTCCCAATGACTGGGTATTTTAAATATTTCGCTTGCATTTGGATTAAAGCCTAAAAAATACCATTCTATTTTCGTGCGTATTTTGTCATAATGTTTATTAATAAGTGGAATCGCATTTAAATTGGAACATAATCCATACCAAAAACTTTTATTGTCGCGAAATATGTGTTGTATTTGGTCCCAGTTTTTTTCTAAAAAAGGAATTGCTTGGGGATTTTCGGAAATAGACCACCAATTATGAGATAATATGGTATGGGGACGTGTATGTTTTAAATAATTATGGGAAATATGTTTTTCCAAAAAGGAAATTGCATTGGTATTCTTACATAAACACAACCATCCAATGTTATTTATTTTAGGACCGATTTTATCCCAATTTTTTTCTATAAAATGAATTGCTCTGGGATTACTACACAATAATTCAATGTTTAAATTTTCTTCATCAATAAACGATACTAAATTATATTTATATTGTTTTATAGGTTTCAATTTTAACATTATTAATTATAGATATATTATTATTTATTATTAATTATAGATATATTATTAATTATTATAGATATATTATTATTAATTATATTTTTTTTAATGTAATCAATTTTTCTACCTTATTTATTGTAGCCAATTCATTGTTTGTTTATTGCATACAAATAATGAATGAATAAACTATATTGGGAAAAGGACAATGACGACGACTCATATAATATTTTCTCTCAAAATATAAAATTTAAATCCCAAACATATTTAGTTTTAGTTTTATTTTTTGTTTTACATTAAATTATTTTTTGGGGGGTTTGAGAGAAATATTATATATGGGAGGGAGACCAGTGGTTTTAAATAGGAACGAACGAACTAAATAAATAAATAGCGCGCAGATTAATCAAAAGATTTAAAGTTTTGTATTATTTTTTAGATTGTAGCAGTAAAATGCAGTATTTTTAATTATAATTTATCATTGAAATATATTTTGCGAAATTTTTCCATATGTTTGTCTTTTAGTATATGTGTTTTTAAGTAGTGGTGAGTTATTTTATCTTCTAACATATGAACTATAAAGAATAGACTATAAATGCCACATTCAGTATTTCCATATTGATGTTCAGTTGGATAATTTTGGTCAAATGTCATTTTGATTGGCTTATTTAAGGACAGTCCTTGTTTAGCAATTCGTTCTACTAAAATCATAATTTCATTAGGGACTTTTGCGCCCACACTGTCAAAGAAATAAATTTGACCTCGTCGTATATTAATAAACATACTTATCCAATGTTGTCCCGGTTTATTATGTGGGTCAGTATTAAATATAATTCCGATTTTATTTTTACCTTCAGCGATTAGGCGTGAAAGAGAGAAATTACATAATTCATTCCAAACACAAGTCCCATTTATGTTTTTGTCAAAATCAATTGGCGAAGGACCTATAAACTTAAAACACTTATATGCTTTCTCATATTGGTTCATTACATTTTCGATTTCAACACTGGATAACCACTCATTTGGATTTTTCGTCCATTCAAGGGGTGCCTGTGGTGCAAATGAAAAATCCATTATTTGTTTGGCAACACTATTTTTCACGAAATCCTGTCGTAGCCAGCAAGTTTCTTTTTCACTATTACAAACAGGAGAATTATATTGTGTAAGTAATTTATGTATTTTTCGGACATTATTTGTTTGAATGTGTTGGGGTGTTCCCTTTGGATGTTTTTTATTCCATAAATTTCTTAAATAACGTAAATCATCAAATGTATAACAACTAAACCCAGTTATTTTTTCTTTCAATTTAGGGCTACATTTTGCTTGCATTAATTTCAATGTTTTTTTATGACTATATGATGATGATGATGATGAATTATTCACATTTTTATATGTTTTTTTATGAATTTTTGATTTTTTATGTGTTTTCATTTTCATATATATTTTGTTATCATAATATTATTTGTATAATAATAAATTATATAAATAACTTTACCTTTACCTTTACCTTTACTTTTAACTGAATTCAAACAATATTTTGAATTCCAATGCATAATTATGTTTTATTATTTATATTTCCTAAACTTAAAAACGGTTCCATAGTGTGATTATGAATTTTTGCGAATGATGATGATGATGATGATGATGATGATGATGAATCAATATGCGGATGATTTTGCAATTTAACTTTATTGGATAAATAATAATGACGATTACAAACATTTATAAAATCATAAAAGGATTCAATAATCATATTATGAATTGAATCAGTATTTTTGTTATTAAATAGGGTTTGTATTAATGTTTCAATTTCATCGCGATATGTGATTAAGTCAATTTCGCTCTTTTGACTATTTATTGATATTTTATTTAATAATGTTGGAGACACTAAACTATTCATTGTTAAAAACATTAATTCTTTGTTGTCATTGTCATTGTCATTGTCATTGTTTTTTTTCGTCCATTCTTCATTTGTTATTTTAATTTCAAAAGATAACGGAGACAAATTATTATCATTCATTTTAACAAAATATATAGATAAGTTTTATGGTTTATATAAAAATGTTTTTATATTCTTTTTTTTATGTGAATTTATTTTGTAGATTGATATATTGCACCTTTTAGCATTTCAAACGTAGATTTTTAAGGCATAAAAAATGTTATTATGTCATTTTATGTTGAGATGATGTGATAGGGCGTGTTTGATTTTGTGTTTGAAAAAGTCCATTTCCGGCGCAATAATTATCGGGAACTTCTTGCATTTGTGCTCTTGTAGCATTACCCCATATTTGTGTTCCAACAATTCCGGAATTTGGATTTGGATTAAAGTCATTGAAATTTTCTTTATGAAAAAGGAGAGAATGTTTATCGGCATTTGGTGCAAAGGTGGTTTGTGTGAAATAACTGTCTTGATAAAGGTCGCTACTACTTTGAGGAATATATACAGATTGACTGCATTTTTGTAAGGCATAGATTTGTCCTTTTAATTCGCTTTCAATATTGATTGCATTAGAATAGCCACTATAGGGGGATTGCGTATTTCCGGGATTAAATGTTTGTTGTATGTTGTATATTGGATAGTGTTGTAAAGGGACAGAATAATTTAGAATGCGCGGTTCAACGACAGGCAACATTGTGTATTTTGTATTGCAAGGTCTTACATCTAAATAAGGTTGCAATGGTTTTGAGGGTATATTGCGCATATATATTCGTTCATTTGTTTCTGTATTAATTTGCGATGATAACTCAACAACTGCGGAATTTGTGGATTGTGTCATTATTATGTGTAAGATATGATTTTGGTATGAGGGTGTGTGAGTGGTATATTAGTATTTATTTGATATAATAATAAAGTATATTATTATATTAGAACAAAAATATTTAATCAAATAGATATTATTATGTCAATTAATATAAGAAAGAATATACATAAAGTTCAGCATATTTTATTCGACTATGTAATTATATTATCATATATAATTTATTTTTTGGCTGCATTGGGAATTTTAGCGTGGGCTCCTAAATATTTATATTGGATTGATTTATTTATTAAAGTGTATGTTAGTATATTTTTAATTTGGCGGTTCAATCCATTTCGTCCGTTTGTTCCATTTACAAATTTGGACAAAAAAGTTGTATTCTCATCTGGTATGATTTTACTCACAAATATTTGTATCACATATTTATTACCAAAAGCAATTGCGTTATTCACACCAAAAAAATAACAAACAATTAATATTATGAAAATGTTTTTAATATTGTTTTTAGGAGGGGGAGCGAGGGCGCATATAAAATAATATATTTTTATTATATGAATATTTGGGACTATTATATAAAAAAACAACAAACACATAAAAAAAGAATTATACCATCTACAATAAAAATACACACTACTGGAAGACATAAACTAACCAAAACCAAACGTTTAATTTCAAACAAATTCTGTAATTGTCTAAAAAAGTTAGAACCATCTTATGGACCGCGTAGTATTGGCATTTGCACCGCATCCATCTTTAACAAAAAAGGATTAAAACGAAAAGGACAATTCACCTGCAAACCAAATAATGTGTCATATCGGCGTGTGCGTTTAAAACGCACGCGGAAAAATATTGTCCATTAGGGGGGAATGAGTAGGACACACACACACCCCCTCGCGATAAACATTTAGGAGGTTTTTTATAGTAATAGTTCGGCACTTTCAATCATTAATAGTTCATCTTTATTGAATTTTTGGAATACTAAATTGTCTTCAAAACAAATTTGGAAATGACGAACTTTAAACCCATAATTTTTACATATAAGCCAATTGCGACCATCATTTTTCGCATTATTGTCGTTTATTTTACAAAAAATAGAGGATTTAATAATAGTCTCTTTGTGGTCGTGCATTTGTTCCTCTATGTTGCCTAATGACATATAACATATATGAGAACCATTAATTAATTCTTCAGCACCATTGATAAATCTATAATATTTTAATTTATTAAAAATTAAAGTTTGCTTATCTACAGATAAATCCATTTCCTTTAAAACACGACTCGTCATATTGTAAATCGCATCTAAAGACCACTTCTTCAATTCAACATATAATTCCGAATCTATCGTTTCTGTTTCTGACATTAATAACAAAACACACAAATATTTATATAATGACAATAATTAATTTTTATTATCATTATATTATCATTATATTATTTCACAATTGAGAGAAATATACATTACCTTATATCTTATGCAAAAGGATATAAATATAATATTTTTAGGAGGATAGGATAGGATATTACCATAAAGCATTTCCAAAACTGCCGCCTCCTAATACGGCGTTTGCAGCCATTGGTTCTCCATATCCAATTGCAGCACTCCCGCCTTGTGCTAAATTGGGACCCAGTCCATTAGGCATCATAGGCGAAAATCCTTCTCCATTATTTTCACCTCCGGGTGTAGATGCACCAACTAAAGGAGTTGTATCTTTTGTATAAAAATTATTATAATCTGGGAGTTGTTGTTGTTGTTGCATTGATAAACTGGGTGTTTGTGCGTGTTGCGGTTGTTGGTTTTGAGTCATATTTGAAGACTGTTTTTTCTTGCTTTGTTTGCTGTCATTTCGTCCAGAAAAATAGTCAGTAACACGTAATATAATGATGTTTGCTTTTTCTGCAATAGAAGTATTTAAACTAAATAAAAACATCAATGTAATTAAAACAATTTGAATAATACTTATATCAGGATATTCCATTCCACTATAAGTTGGTAGATATGTGATAATACGATGAATAATTAAAAGAACAATAAATATAACAATTATTTGAATGAATATTTCTAAAGTAATTTCAATCGAGGACTTTTTAGAATCTATTTCTGGCGAAAAATGCTTTATTGTCTTGTTTAATATAAGAATCGGAATAGTCGCTAAAAGTGCATACTGACAAATATTTAAAACCTCACTCTTGGAATCTCCATCCAATGAAAAAACGTGTTTGATAAAACTTCTTTTATTATCAGAATTGTCCATTATATATTATATTATTTTATTATTTTATTTAATGTTATGTTATTTAATTTTATTGTTATTTAATTTTATTTTATGTTATTTAATTTTATTTTATGTTATTTAATTTTATTTTATTGTTAAACCGTAATTTATTATTTTATTTTTGAGAGAAACAAAAACCAAAATGCGTAAAATAATATAAAACGAATTTATTAAGTGATATTATTAAGTTATATTATTATTACCACATACGCGAATACATTTGACCCTATAAATACCAATATTAAGTTTATGAGCAATATAGAAGAACAACAATATTTTGATTTGGTAAAACAAATTTTAAAAAATGGAACAAAGGAAACAACCAGAAATGGCACCACACTCTCTATTTTTGGAAATATGATGCGGTTTAATCTTTCAAGAGAAGGAATAAGTCAAATTCCATTCATGACACATAAACGACTGGCGTGGAAAACTTGTTTAAATGAACTTTTATGGTTTATTCGTGGTCAAACAAATACTAAGTGGCTTACTGAACGCAATGTTCATATTTGGGATGACAACAGTTCGCGCGAATTTCTTGATAAACAAGGACTCACCCATTATAAAGAAGGCGAATTAGGACCCATTTATGGCTACCAATGGCGAAATTTTAATGCACCCTATATTTGCGAAACCGAACACAGTAAAAATAATCAACCTCAACCTCAACCTCAACCACAACCTCAACCTAATATATTTTCAAATATATTTTCAAATATGTTTATGGTTAATAATCCAGTTGGACAAACAAATTATTTTGAAATACCATCATATACCCCAATTAAACCAACTATATTAAACCCATATAAATTTTATTGTAATTGCGGACATGAATGCATATATAATAATAAACGCAAAATTATATATGCATCAATGTGCGATTGTGTAAAAGAGTGTTATTGTATTGGAAAATGCAATTGTAATTTTAAACCTTGCAAATGTATAAATAAAACAGTATATGAATGCAATACAGATTGTAATAGCAAATTACTTAATAAACAACCTCAAACACAACCTCAAACACAAACACAACCTCAAACACAAGGAATTGACCAATTGGAGGAGATAATTGCGGCATTGCGTGATCCAGTCAAGAGAACATCAAGACGACTTATAATGACAGCATGGAATCCTTGTCAAATATCACAGATGGCACTACCACCATGCCACATTTTATGTCAATTTAATGTTAGCGAGGGCACAAAATTATCGTGCGCACTTTATCAACGTAGTGGAGATGTTGGTTTAGGTGTTCCATTTAATATTGCATCCTATTCAGCACTTACAATTCTTTTAGCATCCCATTGTGGATTAGTTCCTCACGAATTTGTTTATTTTCTTGGAAATGCTCACATATATGAGGAACATATACAAGACTTATCTAATTTAGAAACAAGAGAAATATATCCATTTCCTCAAATGAAAATGAAAATAATAAGAGAGAAAATAGAAGATTATACTATAGATGACTTTATAGTGGAAAATTATGAGTATGATACACACCCATTACAACTTAAAATGATTGCATAATATACAAAATTTAATGTTTATTGTTTATTGTTTATTGTTTAAACCATAAAACTTACCCCCTTTAAACTAATTAAGGACAAATATAATGCGTAAGTTTATAAAATAAGTAATTATAATAATACTTTATAAATAAAAAATCATTTATACACAATCCCCCATCCCCCCTATTATCTTAACCCAACATACACCCAATGTCTGCACGAAGTGTTATTGCAAAACGAACGGCAGGAGCAGTTACAATCGCTCCTAAATCAGCCGTTTCAAATAGTATGGGAACAATTGCCAATTCAAATATTAGACGACCTCCCGGAACTACAATGGGTAGTCAGGTTGCATTTTCACAAGCGCAAATGAATCAAGCACAACCACCCCCCGCTTTTAATTTACAACAACAACAACAATTAAATCAACCAACACGCAAAGTTGGATTACAAAAGCCAACACAACAAATCGCACCACAATTAACACAACAACAACAATATCAAGCATATTATGGACAACAAGGACAACAAGGACAACATGGACAACAACCCCATCAAGACCAATCGCGCTCATTTAAAATTAGTCTCGGCGACGCAATTGGATTAGCCACACTTCGATTAAGTAAAACTGAACAAGAAATTATAAATATGCAAGAACAAATACAAAATATTCTTATGTCAAGAGACGAAGATGAAATTGATGAAGAGGGAAATATAATTCAACGTTCATCACTACACTCACATTCTCAAATGTCATTACCAGAAGGTGTGCAAATTATAGACAAAAAAATAATCGATGAAATGACCACGCGAATTGCCACATTGGAAAAAATAATGAAAGATACCTCATTGAACATACAAAAAATTCAAAACGAAAATAAACAAATATCTGTTTTTAAACAGATGATTACAAATTTAACAAACCACCTAAATACCCACATATCAAACACAAACAAAAAATTCGACGAAACCGAAACCATTATTTCGCAATTAGAAACCAAATTTGATACACTAATAACCGAACAAGAAAATAATGAAGGACAACTATACGATGCAATTGGAAATAATAATTCTTTGTATAATTTTGGAGATAATGACCAAATAATAGGAGGATACTCCTCCACAATTTCTAATATTGATGAAACTAATAAAGATGATTTTAATGACTATAATGATAATGGCGATAATGTTATTTATGATGGAGAGGATAATAAATTACAAGATACAAATACACAATCAATATCATTTAATGAAAATATAACTATCAGTGATTCCAATACTATTGACAGCGCCAAACAACATTTTAATACTGATTATGAAACAACTAAATCCATAACAACAAAAAAACAAACGACCGAACATAAAAAAAGACCCCCTCCACAAGGACAAATTATCCTTTAATCTTTCATAAATATGTAAATACACCCGAATACGTAAAATATCATAAAAATAAATCATATATTTATGATATAATAATAATAATAATATAACAATAATAATATATTATTATCCAATAATAATAACAATAATAATATATTATTATCCAATAATAATAACAATATAATAATAATATAACAATATAACAATATAACAATAATAATGAGTCACAATAACAGCGAATCAAATACGATTATATTTAAATTAAATAATAAATTCAAAATCACCCAATTTGCAACAATCATTCAATTGTTTAAAGCATGTAGTGAAACAACGGCAATGGTTATTATGACAAATCATATTCATATTCAGGTAATGGATAAATCACATGTATGTTTATGTGAATGCCGTCTATTTTTTGATTGGTTTGATAATACGGACGAAGTTAAAAAAACGGTCCAATATTTATTTTCAAAAAACAATAACAAATCAATTACCTTTATATTTTCCTCTGGCATTTTTCATACTATTATAAACTCAATCGGGGACCAACAAATATTGTTTATGGAATTCAATACAGACGATGATTCATTTAAAATAAATATTGAATATAATACCACAAATAAAGACAATATTAATAAATATTATTCTTTGCCTTTAATTGAACAAGAACAAGAAATGATGAAAATACCGGATACAGAATATAATCTGGATTTTGTAATTGGCATTAAAACAATATATGATATTTTCTCTCAAATGATGATTTTTAGTAATACAATCCGTTTTGTTTGTGATGAAAACAATATGTGCATTTCAAGCACCGATGGAACAAATGGAGAAATGAAAGTAAATATAAATGCATATGATTTTGAAGAATTTTCTATAGATGAAGGAGGAATGTTGGATTTGGAATTCAGTTTAACACATCTTATGAAATACTGTTTAACTACAAAGTTGGTCTCTCAAATTAAATTTTGCATGAGTGTTGATGAACCTATGAAAATTATTTATCAATTAGATGAATCATCCGATTCTGTTATACAATTTTTTATCGCTGCTAAAATGAAAGAAGAATAAAATATTTACACTATGGCTTTATTGTTGTTGAAGTTTATCCTATTCCCTATTAGGAAGATACTTATCGATTAGTCTAAAACATCAATATCAAATTTTGATTTTGGATTTTGGATATCATTATCAATATCAATATCATTATCATTATTAGTATCAATATCAGCATTTATGGATGTGTTTGCATTGTCTTGCTCAAACGGAGGGTCGGTTGATATATCCGTTTCTATTGCTGCCTCATTATTTGGTTCAATTATGTTTTGGATTGAAAGAGAAGACGGTTCTTGATGTGGAACAGATGATGATGATGACGATGACGATGATGATGACTGTATTATATTATCTTGAAATGCTACATTTTTTTTGTGTTTATGTTTATTTTTATGTAAAATAGGGGTTTGCTTTATTTTAGATGATACTGAAATTGGTTCGCCACTGCCAATGGTTGATAGTTGGTCAATAAAATTGGCATTGGCATATTTTTGTGATATTAAATAAGGAACTATCGCAATTGTATGAATTAAATTGCGATACGAAAATTTCAATAGTTTTGTGCTAGGTGAAGTGAATTGAATACTATAAAACCAAAAAGGCGGTATATAAATACTTTTTCCGACGGGCAAATCCAAATAAATACAAGGGAGAGTAGATTCTTTTTTGCCATATAAATTCCAAATATTCGCAGCCGACCAATATTCCATATTTTTATTATCATTATTTAATTCTTCTCTCGCATTAAATAGTTCAGCACCATTAGGGGGCATTAATTTTATACGCACATCACCAATAACCGTTAAAAAGAACGTTCGTTGATTTATTTCATAACGTAATGGAGTATTTGAATTGGTTGAACCAAAAAGCATGTCATATTCCGTAAAATTACACATATCAGGACTCAAATATTTGTCATGCTTTTTAATAAACGGAATTGCTTGTAATGTTTTAAGTAATATATTATTTCTTTCAGATACATACCCAGATTGCATGGAAATCAATTCCATTCCAGTCCTAAAATCCGTTGAATGAAACAATGAATTCGAATTAATTTTGGCGTATATATTATTGCTTTTATTGGAAGATAAAGAGGATGAGGGTTTGACATATATATTTTTGGTTTGACGAATAAAAATAGGCGATTTATTATATTGAGTAAAATGTAGCGAATGAATAAACTGAACAATGGCATCTGATTCATAAAAATAAAAAAGAAATGGCGACCGTTCATTGTCGCATAATTTATCGAATTTTTTTTTAGTTATGTCTTCGTTTAATTCATAAATATCTGTGTCATTATTTATTTTGTAGTAAAATTGAATTTGTAAATAAATAAAAAGAACTGCTAAAAAGATAAGTATTGTATGAATTATATTCATGATAAATTTTGTTCTCTATATCATTAGAATGAATAATTTTTGGGGTTATTTTAGCGAATTATTTAGCATGCATTTTTGAAGAGTTGTGCGTTTAAAAAATAATAAGAAACAATTAACAATTGTTTAGGAAATTAAAAAAAATTAAATTAAAAAAAATTAAATTAAATTAAATTAAATTAAATTAAAAAAAATTAAATTAAATTAAATTAAATTAAATTAAATTAAATTAAAAAAAATTAAATTAAATTAAAAAAAAATGATGCATTTTTAATTCATTATATAAATATTAATTACCGTGTAATTAAGTCTTGAAGATTAATTTTACACTGTTACCTTTGCTCCTCTACCCCCCTCTTGATTTTCATATCATTGCTATCAGTAATTATGTCGTCAAACTTGTCAATTCATAATGGCCTTATTCTTCAATTCAGTCAATTCGTACGCGACAATCGCGAGTTATTCCGCGATGTGTATGAAACGAAGAATTTTAGAAGATATCCCGATGTTGTTGAGAAATGGAGCAATTCATGGACCCCCGACCAAAACGGCAATATTTGGAGATTTTACACCCTGCGAGAATCACACATATATGCTGGATTTATTAATCTCAATATGTCATTCCTTGATGTCTACAGTTTATTATACAGTTACACTAATGTCCCCCCCACCACCGCCACCATCCCCCCCACCATTCAGTCTGCAACCGATGCAACCGATGCAACCGCCGCAACCGATGCAACCGATGCAACCGATGCAACCATTCAGTCTGCAACCGATGCAACCGACGCAACCGATGCAACCATTCAGTCTGCAATCGATGCAACCGAATTAGTCCGTCCGATTTTGAAAAGAACGGATAATGGTGAAGATATTTCCAGCTGCTGCCGTCGCAACCGCAACCGCCGCCGCAACCGCCGCAACCGCCGCCTCAACACCCAGAATCAAGCTCAAAGCTATTCTCCCGTGCCGGTCAAGAAACAACCCCTCCCACAACCTCATTGCCAGAATCCGCCTCAGCGCCATTCTCCCGAGTTACCCAAGAAACAGCCTCCCCTCAAAGAACCCACCTCCAAGAACAAATCGGCACACAGCCAATCTCGTAGGTCGTTTATCAGGAACAGGAATAAACGCAACACCCACCCCCTCGCACCAACACCCACCCCCCTCACTATTTCCATACAATTCCAGCAACTGCTAAATCTAACCTTTCATAATCAACAACTCAATCAAGTTCCTAAATCATTTACGAATATGACCACCAAGAATGTTGAGATTTTGATTGAGATTGAGATTGAGATTGAGATTTCTATCATTGAGAATTAATTGAATAGTGTTATTCGTGCATTCGTTTGTATATATTCCACATCACACATATCTGTTTATCCATGCTATTATTCATTTAAAAAAAAAAGAAAAAGTAGAAAAAAATAAAAAACAACATAGAGATTTTAACATGGTTTTTCTCTCTTTTTTTTTATTTTTACAACCAACCATAACATATAAATATCCCCCTTAAATTAAAAAAAATGATATAAATTTCATTTATTATGCTAATATTTAAGTATATTGCAATAAAGTCTTGAAGACTGATTTTGCATATTGACATCGTTATCGCGTTTGCATTTGGTTGTGTTGTATTGGTATTAATTTATCAACAATGCAATATCCATCATATGCTGGATTCGAGAATGAATCTGAGGAATACCGAGAGTATGTCAGCCAAGTCAAGGACTGCTTTGTTCAATTCTTAAAAACCAACAAACAATTGTGTGTTGATGCATTTATTAAGAAAAACAGTGAATCGTATGATACGGTTATTTCAATGTGGAACAAAGACGTTTCATTTACGCTTTATGAACAAGAGACACTACTTAAACAGTTTTACTCTGGCGATGAAGAGTTTATTCGTCTTGTGACAGATTTCAAAATCACAAAATTTAAGTTGAGAAAAGCATTCAACTTTTATTATTACAGTGTTATCCCACAATGCAAATGTATAATGGGTGAATGTAATTGTATAGACCGTTGTGAAGATTGTCAAGGAACATTTGAAATGTGTAATTGCTACAACAAGCAGTTATTGGTCAAGTTCTAAAGAAAAACAATCCAAATAAATAGTAGTTTATAGTATAGTATAGTTGTGTTGTGAAATTAATCATTGAAAAAAAAAGAAAAAGTAGAAAAAAATAATGAGATAGCTCGAGTTTTTGATGCATAAATTGATGCATGATTTTTCTCTCTTTCTTTTATATTTTTGAGTTTGGTTTTTGTTTGATTGTTTTTGAGTTTGGTTTTTGAGTTTGAAATAATGGTTTTATAGAATATAAATATTCTTCAGTAGTTTATAATGAAGAATATTTTTGAAAAAGTGAAAAGATTTGGTTCGCCAATTCAAGAAATGCAAAGACAGATGGATAAGTTTGATAATGCGAATAGAAATGTATTATCGTCATCTATAAATGGCCGCGTGAATGATTTAAATGAATTAACAGATGAAGATAATTATGACGTGAATAAATATGCGAATGAAGAAACGCCTCATAAAAAAATATTTACTGAAATATACGAAAAAAAAATGTTAGGGGACGACAGAAGCACATATTATCCGGGTTCGTGTGGTCCGGGTGCGACATATGATTATAATCGCGATGAATTTATCCCATTTTTGCGTCAATTTATTATAGACAATCAAATTAAGTCGGTTGCGGATTTAGGATGTGGAAATTTAGGATATGACAAAAAATTATATAGTGAGGTAGCAGTTAGTTCATATTATGGATATGATGTTTATAATAAAGTGCAAGAACACAATCATCGTTTTTCAAACCATAAAAAGTATCATTTTTTTTGTATGGATTTTTTGGTTCATCGCGATGAACTTGTGCCTGCCGATTTATGCATTATTAAAGATGTTTTGCAACATTGGCTTTTAAAAGATATTACTACTCTTTTAGATTATCTTGTGGAGAATAAAAAATATAAATATATAATGATAGTTAATTGTTATCCTCAGGATGGCGATTGGAAAGGTGATATGAAAGGAGAGTGGATTGGTTTTAAAACGGGTGATTGGAGGAAAATGTCGTGTGCATATTTGCCATTGTGTAAATATCATCCAAAACCAGTTCTTTATTATAAAACAAAAGAAGTGTCTATAATTCAATGTTATTTATTTAAAAATACTGAAAATATGAAACCCCGTTATTCATCTCCATACAGTAAATTGACGACCTATAATCCACAACAAACGCCAACAAGAATAATATCTCCCGTGCGTTCGTTTATTTCTCCGTCAAAATTAAATACAAATATAAATATTGAGAGAAAAATATTACAGGACATGTCTTCATTACATAAATAATATTACAAACAAATATTACAAACAAATATAAAAACAAAATAATATATTTAATTGTTTGTGTAATTGTGTCCCCCCCTATTCTTTTTTCTCTCTCAAAAAACAATATAAAACTATAAATATATTTTATATTATTACTTATTAAAATTTTGAGTTTGATTTTGAAATGGATTTAAATGCGCCCAATTATAATGAATTGAAGAATGAAAATGATTATACAGAAAAAGAATTAACACTTATAAAGGAAAATATTGAAAAAATGGACAAACACAATCAATTAGAAGTGCTTTCAATTTTACATAATTTTGGGAATGATGTTACATTAAATGAAAATTCAAATGGGACATTAGTTAATTTAAGTTTTCTCAATAAAGGTATTGTTGATAAATTAAATGAATATGTAAAATATGTTGAAAATCAAGAATCATATTTAAATAATATTGAAAAACAAAAAGAAGAACTTAAAAAATTACTTACTAATGAAAAAAATAATTAGTTTTATCATATTACAACTTCTGGAAATTATATCTTCATAAAAAAATGAAACATTTTTTGTTTTTCATATTAAATAATAATTATACTTTTACAGTTATTATTATTTAATGAATAATCAAATACAATCACCCTCCATATTAGAAGAATTAAATTCTTTTATGATGACTACTGATAATATTCATTCCATTATACAATCCCATAAAGAAAATGACCAGAATCCTATATTAAATACCACCATTTCAACCTCAACACCACCCTTCAGTTCAAAATCAAAAAATGACGATTTATTTCAGTGTTTTTGTTTATTGAGTAAGTATAATGAAACTGTATTAGACCCCTATTTACAACATAAAAAAGAAATGACCACAAGTTCAAATAAAAAAGGACATATAATTGACCCTATATTACAACTTAATGAACGTAATATTAAAATCGACTTTATTGAAAAATTGCGAAATCCACAAACAAAAACGCTATTATTTAAAGGACATCACAAAATTATTACTTTGTCCAATGTTGAAACCGAATTATCAATAAACCCAACCATTAGTATTGGAACATTCATTATTCTTTGTCGTCTCCAAAAAGTTCCCCCATTCACTCTTATATATAAAAATTCATACTACGAATTTAATGACGAATACGATGATAACGAGCATGACGATAATGACGATAATGACGATGATGAACATTTAGAAGACACAATAAATTGCATGGCGAAAAAATCAAACACTAATGATGTAGGAAAAACCACATCTATATGTGATTGTGACAATAAACAAAATGGAAACCGCTCAATTGTCCAATATATTACGGATTCTAACGAACCTAAATGGACCCACTTATTATGGAATAATACCGAATTAAAACAATTTAAAGATAGCGCTTTTGAAATTAAGAAAGCAACTAAACCATATAATGCAATGACCTCTTATAAAATAGATGAATTGCATAATTTATATATAGGATTAGGATTAGGATTAGAGTTAAATGGGAAAAAATTAACAAAGCAAAAAATGTATGATGAATTAAAATTGTATTTTAATGAATATAAATAGTTTATTAACATAATAGACAAAAATATTTTCAATAGATAATATAATGACATCATCAACTGACATAAACAACGTTTTTATTAGTTTTTTTGTTATATTATTATTTATTGTAATATTTATTTCATTAAAAACTACATTGCCATCCAATTATGTTAAAACCGTGAAAGATAATTTGACAATTATTTTGTATTTTATACAGCAAACAAATACGTTATCTCTTGTTGTTTTTATAGTTATAACTGCGGTTATATTTGCTAAAAATTTATTGACTTCATTTATTGCAATAATATTACTTATATTAATGTTTTTAATTTTCAGGAAAGCAATGTTCGGCAATTCTGTTAAATATTTAAATCCTTATTATGAATTCACTCATAAATTAGTAAATACTATTTGTGCATTTAGTCTAATATTTTTATTGTGGTTGAATAATCCCGGAAACCGATTCAACTCTTTTTTTTTGAATTCAACCGTATTGTTCGCTATAATATTAATATTTTTATTAGTTATCATTGGATTTATTATTTATTTAAATTCTCCTAAAAATGACCCTTTAGAATTATCCAAATATGTTAAATCATTTAACATTATGTTCGGTATATTATTTGTAATATGGCTATTGTTTTATATTTATTGGACACTAACAAATAATTCATCTGATTCAAAAATAAAAACATTTCTTACTATTCTTTTTAGTTTGTTTATTGCAGGCATTTTTGTGTTTTTAATTGTTAAAACATATCAAACACAATTTATTTACGGCAATAAAGGCAAAGTTGCTTTCTTTGACATCATTATAAATACATTTCTTTATATTCCATGTTTAATTCGCGATTTATCGATATTCTTTATCGGTATTATAAGTTCAATAATTGGAGATGTTGGGTTAAAACGTCTGCTTGATAACATTTATTCAACATCATTCATTTATTGGGTTATATTAGGTGCGGTCATACTTATCATTTTGGCTTCTTATACACTCAATAATAACAAATTTTTCGGCTTACTTGATAAAATCATATATCTAAATTATACGCAATTAGTAGAACAACCAATTTCTTTAAATACTGGACATTCAGTCAATACTTATGACAGTTTATACAGTCTAAATTTAAAGGAGTCCAATACTAATCTATCATCTAACAATTCCAGACTTTCAACTGATAATACCACTGCTACCACTGCTACCACTGCTACCACCTCTACCACACATTACAATTATAGATATGGTCTTTCTTTATGGTTTTTCTTGGATGCCTATGCACCTAATACAAATTCTACACATGCGAATTATTGTCCCATCATAAATTATGGAAATAAACCCCTTATTGAATATAACGCATCCACAAATAGTTTGCGCGTATGCATTGGTAATGCAAAAAATCCACATCCACAGGTTGTTTTTGAACAACGAGGTGTTAAATTACAAAAATGGATAAATCTGGTCGTTAATTATGACGGTGGAACGGTTGATGTGTTTATGGATGGACAATTATTAAAATCAATTGGGGGCGTCGCCCCTTATATGAGTATGGATAATTTAGTAATTGGTGGCGATAATGGAATTTATGGTAATGTATGTAATGTCATATATTCTTCTATACCATTTACTCTATCAAATATATATTATATTCGATATAATGTGCAGAATAAAAATCCTCCAATTTTTGATTAATTACCCACTTATTTTCTCTCTTTTTAATTTAATTTATTTTAATTTAATTTAATTTAATTTAATTTATTTAATTTATTTAATTTATTTTAATTTATTTTAATTTATTTTAATTTATTTAATTTATTTAATTTATTTAATTTATTTTAATTTATTTAATTTATTTATTTTATTTTAATTTATTTAATTTATTTATTTTATTTTCTCTCTTATTATTTAATTTAATTTATTATTATTAAGAAAAAAGGGGGCAATAATATTATTTGTATATATTACATCATATATACAAATAATTTGATTAATAAACTGGTTAAAGTTAAAACGCATATATATTACAATCGCAAACATTTATAAAAGTAAATAAATAAATAAAAATAAAAATGAATAAAGTCAATAAAAACGATATTATGTCGTGCGAAATGTCCAAAAAGGAATATAAACATAATTTGTTGCATCGTGAAATTACAAATCAATGGATGTGGAATAATAAACACAATATAGTGGTTCCAATGTTTATAGAAAATACGGATAATTGTCATATTGTTAAAAATAAAATAAATGAACTTGAAAATCTTTTGTTTTTATCAGCAAATGATACAACATCTACAACATCTACAACATCTACAAATAATAATTGTGAATATATCAATAACATACAAATTATATTCAAACAATATCCAACATACTCTATAAATCCAGATTATTTAATTAAAAAATAAATTATATTCCAAAAATAATATAATTTATTTGCAATATTTTTACCTTTTTATTCCCTCTCCTCTTCCTCTTCCTCTTCCTCTTCCTCCTCTTCCTCTTAAACAATATTACGTAAATTTGGATATTAAACTGTCAATATTCATAATTTTAATATTTTTTTTCTTTATTACGGAAGATGATAATGCGACTTTAAACGCGCTAAATTCAGGACGTTCCAATTGTGCATCTGGAGTATGTTTGTGCATTAATCGCGCAATCATTTTATACAATTTAAAATTTGGATAACGTTCATCTCCATTTGATTTATAAAGAATATTTTTGCCGTTATCATCTAAACACCATTCACTGATTAAACGTTTAATGGGGTCTTTGCACTCATAAACAGAATCGGCATTACATATTTTATCGTCATCTTCTATTACATAATCGAAAATGGAACAAGCAAGACGAACAATATCAAAACTATAATTGGGTTCAATGCGTGTTTTTTTGGGATTAAAATAAGGTTCGGTATTATATTGTGTTGATGCATCGCCCTTTGGACGAAAACTGTCACTGCAAAAAAGTTGATTATTATATGTATAAATGGCCCGTCCAAAATCAATTATTTTATAAATACGTCCATTAGTAGGAACTTTATAATAGGTGTCTTTATAACAATAATACAAAAATTGAACATCCGTTTTTTTATACATTATATTACTGGTATGTAAGTCATTATGAGTTAATTTAAAAATTTGCTGATATGTCAATAATATCATAATAATTTGCATAAACATTGCATACCACTTATGAGGTGTATTAAAAAATTCGTCCATTATTAAATTATCTAATGTATCGTCGAATTTTTCCATACAAATAACCTGAATGGGAAATGATGGAATTGTGATGAATATGTTTTCCAATAAACTACTGCTTATATCGCTATCGCATATACTATCACTATCATCCTCGTCATCCTCATTATTATCTGACACCGTATTTGTATTTGATGAATACGATGAGTCGGTTGAATAAGTGGAAGTAGATGATGTATGACCCGAAATAGACGATATATTATCCATCTCAATATTATCGCGAATATTATTGTACATATCGGTGTGCGATTGCACAGTTGATAATGATGCGATATTAGGTTCTTGTTCTTGGGTAGGTTCTAATGAATAATGTGGAACTTGTCCGTCATCATCAAGTGTATCAATTAAATCTAATACATCAACATTGTTATTAACTTCGGTAGATTTATATGATGAAATTTTAATGGGTGGTTTTTTTGTGATTGGATTATAAAATAAATAATCCATATTGTCCATAGTAAATAATTTATTCATATATTTGTGAAAATTTGTATTTGAATTTAAATTATCAAATTCATCAGCGATATTGTGTTTGTAATTTGTTTTTTGACCAATAAAAGAACCATAATATTCAATTCCGTGCATAAATCCGTGTCCCAATAACATTGAAGACAAATAAACAAAAAAATTATCAATATATGCAACATTGTTTTTATCCAATGTTTTTTTATTAATTATATCGGGGTCAATGCCGTATTTGGGTAGTCTTAAAGTGCTATCCTTACCACCATCAGTGTCTATCATATATTTTCCACAAATATAACAAACAGGGTCAATTAATGGAACAAATTTTGTGAAAATCGTTTCTTTTTTTGGAGAGACAAATTTACTAATATTATTTATTTTACATGAATAAATCATTTCATCTTGTTTTGACAAGATGTCGGAAATATACCATTCATGATTTAAATTAATACTGTTATAATTGGTATCATTTAACTGAAATATTCGCTCATAAAGTGGATTATAATTTTGACCATTTAGTAATCCCATTCCATTTTCTTTTTCCAATTTCGAAAATAATTCCGTATTTTTTCTTTTTATATAATTAACCGATAATGACGTTTTTTCCATAAAAATAGTTTCATCCAAAAAGTCCGTATTATTTGAGGTTTGTGGTTGTATAGAAGATGTTTTTTTAGGAGGCTGATTTTGTTTTTTATTGTTGGATTTAATCATTTTATTATGTTCTAAAATATTATTATCAAATATGTATTTATATCTGGTTATATTAGTTTATACTTATATCGGTTTGTATTTCTAAAATAATTTTATATTTAAATATTTAACGAATTTTATATTGGCGTGTATTTCTAAAACAAATTTATATGCAAATATTTAACAAATTTGTTTCGGGGGGGGGGGGAATTCGTTATAAATTGTCTTTATATTGTTTTAGATTCGGATGTTCCGTTATAAATTGTCTTTATATTGTTTTAGATTCGGATGTTCCGTTATAAATTGTCTTTATATTGTTTTAGATTCGGATGTTCCGTTATAAATTGTCTTTATATTGTTTTAGATTCGGATGGGGGGATTCGTTATAAATAATTATGTTTATTCAGTCAATATTTTTTTATAATCCTACAATATAAAACATAATACATTAAAAGATTTAAAGATTTAAATAATAAAGAATAAATGTCAAGGTCTCATCAATTAACGTTGAAAAAATTTAGTATGGATAAAATCAAATTTGATAATAATAAAGCATCAGGTCCTACAATTGTGCTTATTGGAAAACGTAATACAGGCAAATCATTTTTAGTGAGGGATATTTTATATTATCATCAAGATGTGCCTGTAGGAACCGTTATTTCTGGAACTGAAGAAGTAAATAAATTTTATGGTTCAATGATACCAAAAATATTTATTCATTACGAATACAGTTCTTATTTTATTGAAAATTTAATGAAACGTCAAAAACAAATTTGTAAAACAATTACAAATGATAAAATGCGATATGGTCGCAGTAATATTGATGGTCGCGCATTTGCTATCTTAGATGATTGTCTATATAATTCGAAAATTTGGAGTCGGGACACTTTAATGCAATATATTTTTATGAATGGACGTCACTTAAAAATTATGCTTATGATAACAATGCAATATCCATTAGGTATTCCTCCTAATATGCGATGCAATATAGATTATGTTTTTATTCTGCGAACTATGGTTATGACTGAACGTGTAAAAATATATAATCACTATGCTGGAATGTTTCCCTCTTTTGAAGCATTTTGTCAAATTATGGACAGTTGCACAGACAATTATGAATGTATTGTAATTGATAACACAGTTCAATCAAATAAATTAGAGGATATCGTTTTTTGGTATAAAGCCGACGACCATAACGAATTCCGTTTGGGAAATCGCGAATTTTGGGAAATGAGTAAGCACTTAACTGATGATGACACAAATGCAGACCAGCCACTTAGCACAATGAAACGCAAAACAAATCAACCAACCATTAATGTTCATAAACTAAGATAATAAATATCCACATTTATATTTTATGGTAATAAAAAAACAAAAATTAAACAAAATAGTTTGGGATTATTATGTTTAATTTATATGGATATAAGGATAAGGAACGACAAATATTATAAACAATTCAATTCAATAAATAAATTTTGGAGTCCCATTAACAGACTTTTAAAATAATAAATAATAATTCGCAGTTTATAATTATTTGGATGACAAATATATTTGTCTATTTTGTGATTTAATTCGTAATATTCAAAAAAAGATAACATTATATAATATATTTTCATCATAAAAACAAACATATATTCAATAACATATCGCAATTTATTATTATATACAAAATTATTGGAAATAAAATTATATGTTCCAAATTCATCAACATAACTACACATTGATGTCGCCGTTTCTTTTATAAAGAAATTATGAATATCCAACATACCAAATAAAACCCTCTGCTCATTTGTTATCTCATTTCTTATATTCCATATTTCATTCACTTTATTGATTCCAACCAAATTTAAAAAAAGAATTTTATAATTCGCTGCTTTTATTGTTTCCTTTTCCTTTTTCATTTCCTTTTCCATTTCCTTTTTCATTTCCTTTTCCTTTTTCATTTCCTTTTCCATTTCCATTTCCTTTTCCTTTATTGTTTCCTTTTTTATTTCCTTTTCCTTTTTTGGTTTAAGTTTTGGGTTTGGTTTTGTTTTATGAGAGAAAATATACGGACTTAGTCCATCCATATATTTGTCATCACAAAGCATTTTACCATTAAGAAACAATGGCACAAAGCAAGAACGATTTATTATTTTTAACAAACTATTTATATTTTTATAAGAATTTATTGTTATTTTTTGACATTTTGAAATATCCCAATATGAAATATATAAACGTTTTTTAAATATTAATTTTCCCTCCTCATTGTCATTGTCATTGTCATTCTTATTTTTTATTTGTTGTGATTTTTCCCAAATATCTCTTAAACGATTTGTAAATTGTTCGGTTTTGTTTAGATTTTTATGTGTGCGAAAATGTGACGATAATTCAGTATAAAAATATTTAAATTCATCGAGTGCATCCGTTAAATATAAAAACCCACAAATCGCGCCTATACTTGCACCCGATATGCGTCGTATTTTAATCCATCCGTTTTCTTCCATTTTCTTTAAAAATTTAAGTGCTCCTATTAAATAACTACCATTAAATGCTCCTCCATCTAATACAAGGTCTAAATAAAGCGGTTTTTTAATGTTTCTCATTTCTAATGGCAAATTAGACAGCAAATTTGTTATTAATTCTTTCATAAACTATTGAGTGAAATAATTAATTTATATAAAAACGAACTCATATAACCCTTTCGCATCCCCTCACCTCACCTCACCTCCACACCCCACCCCCACAAAAATCGCCTAAATAACCCTCAAAAACCCCGATTTTAACGCACCTACTACCCCACCCCCACAAAAATCGCCTAAATAACCCTCAAAAACCCCGATTTTAACGCACCTACTACCCCCACCCGCAAAAATCGCCTAAATAACCCTCAAAACACCCGATTTTAACGCACCGGTGCTTTTTAAAACTTCAATATTTTTTGTAGAACATAATAAATTGCCGAAAATGCGATGCTGTTTAGGACAATGCCAGAAACATTCCAATTACCGTCTCCTGTAAATGCAAAAGGTGCATAATTAAATTCATATTTTTTAATTACAGGCAATTGGAATAGAAAAAACAAAACCGCTAAAATAATGGGTATTTGTAGTGTATTATATAATTCTTCTAAATGAAATGAATTTGTGGAGGTGGGTTTATCTGTGTCATCGTCATCATCGTGGTCAATATATTGTTGTCTCATTGATGAAGTTGCGCGCCCTCCTGCTACTAATCCAGAACTGTCATTTAATAAAGTATTATCTGCATAATTAACCTGCACCTCTGGGTCTAATTGTGGAGGTGGATATTGTTCAGTTGGAATGTCTCGCGATGGCAATTGGGTTGCGCCTGATGCTATAGCGCCTTGCATACTCGATAAAAAATGGTCAATATTGGGCACTTTTTGTGATGGTTGTTGTTGTTGTTGATATTGTTGTTGCTGCGGCAGTTGCGGTTGTTGTTGATATTGTTGTTGCGGTTGTGGTTGATATTGCTGATATTGTGGCGACCCCCCCATTAAATTTGTAGTATCTGACATAATATAATACCTTAATTAAATATAACTAAAATATAAACGAATATATTTTTTATCAATTATTTATTGTTTCCTTTCTAATATTCAATAAAATATTACTTGTTATGATACATATAAAATAAAATTAGTTTATTGTGTAAATCTGTACCTAATACATAATATAATTTGTAAGGATATAAATCATTGAATTTATAATCCCAATTATTTCATTGGATTGTTTGTGACGATTGTTTCTCTCAAATAATATTTATTATTTGAGAGAAATATTATAAACTAATTTATAAATAAATATTATTTATTTTATATGGGGGGCGGAATAAAAGGGGGGCGACATTAATTGTTTAAAACCTTCCAGATTAACCCTCCATCCCTAATTATAGACTCACCGGTCTTAATATCGGTCAGTCATACAATATTTTAATAAGGATAAATGTTGCGAACTTTTTTATTTTATCGCAAGCGATAAAATAAAAATGAGCACTTCTATCTTCAAATCAAAATAAAATGAATAATTTGAGAGAAATAAATAATATTTAAATAAAGATTAATGTTTATGGGTTCATCGTTACAAAATCAAAATATAAATCTCAATTTGTTGGACGCCTTGCGGCTGGTTCCGTTTTGTTTTTTGCAAAAAAACAAAACGAGCACTTCTCTCTTTAAATCAAAATAAAATGAATAATTTGAGAGAAATAAATAATATTTTAATAAGGATTAATGTTTATGGGTTCATCGTTACAAAATCAAAATATAAATCTCAATTTATTGGACGCCTTGCGGCTGGTTCCGTTTTGTTTTTTGCAAAAAAACAAAACGAGCACTTCTCTCTTTAAATCAAAATAAAATGAATAATTTGAGAGAAATAAATAATATTTTAATAAGGATTAATGTTTATGGTTTATCATTCCAAAAACAAATCAAAATATAAATCTCAATTTATTTCTCTCTTTAAATCAAAATAAAATGAATAATTTGAGAGAAATAAATAATATTTTAATAAGGATTAATGTTTATGGGTTCATCGTTACAAAATCAAAATATAAATCTCAATTTGTTTCTCTCTTTAAATCAAAATAAAATGAATAATTTGAGAGAAATAAATAATATTTAATAAGGATAAATGTTTGTGGTTTATCATTCCAAAAACAAAATATAAATCTCAATTTGTTTCTCTCTTCAAATCAAAATAAAATGAATAATTTGAGAGAAATAAATAATATTTAAATAAAGATTAATGTTTATGGGTTCATCGTTACAAAATCAAAATATAAATCTCAATTTATTTCTCTCTTTAAATCAAAATAATAATAATAAATTGAGAGAAATAAATAATATTTAATAAGGATAAATGTTTGTGGTTTATCATTCCAAAAACAAAATATAAATCTCAATTTATTTCTCTCTTTAAATCAAAATAATAATAATAAATTGAGAGAAATAAATAATATTTAATAAGGATAAATGTTTGTGGTTTATCATTCCAAAAACAAATCAAAATATAAATCTCAATTTATTTCTCTCTTTAAATCAAAATAATAATAATAATTTGAGAGAAATAAATAATATTTAATAAGGATAAATGTTTGTGGTTTATCATTCCAAAAACAAATCAAAATATAAATCTTAATTTGTTTCTCTCTTTAAATCAAAATAATAATAATAATTTGAGAGAAATAAATAATATTTAATAAGGATAAATGTTTGTGGTTTATCATTCCAAAAACAAATCAAAATATAAATCTTAATTTGTTTCTCTCT